ATGCGAGTACTAGGACGGGTGCGTTTGTCCAGGTTGACCGAGGAATCCACGTCCGTCGACCGCCAACGAGAACTGATCGAGAAGTGGTCCGAGATGAACGACCACACCATCGTGGGGTGGGCTGAAGACGTAGACGTGTCGGGATCTATCGACCCCTTCGAGGCACCCCAGTTAGGGCCGTGGTTCCAGGAAGACAAACGGGGAGACTGGGACATCCTGGTCGCCTGGAAGCTAGACCGAATAGGTCGACGGGCGATACCACTGAACAAAGTGTTCGGGTGGATGCTGGAGCACGAGAAGACACTCGTGTGCGTGTCCGACAACATCGACCTATCGACTTGGGTTGGCCGGTTGGTGGCCAACGTCATCGCCGGGGTCGCGGAAGGCGAGTTAGAAGCCATCCGAGAACGGACCAAGGCGTCCCGTAAGAAACTACTGGAATCCGGTCGATGGACCGGGGGACCGGTGCCATACTGGCTCATCCCAGAGAAGTTACCGGAGGGCGGGTGGGTGTTGTCTCTGAATACCGAAACCGCACCAATACTTCGCCGTGCGATAGACGAGGTGTTAGACGGTACTGCCGTACACACCGTTGCTGAACGTCTGAACGACCAAGGGGTTCCCAGTCCTGGTGGGAAGAAGTGGACATCGCAGACGTTGTGGCGGATTCTTCAGCATAAGTACCTTAAAGGCCACTCCACCGATCGCGGCAAGACCGTACGCGATTCGTCGGGTGTACCTATATCCAACTGCGAAGCCTTGCTTACTCCTTCTGAGTGGGATCGGCTGCAAGCCGTGCTAACCCAGTGGAAACTACCCGAGACATCGAATCGAGTAAAAAACACATCGCCACTTCTCGGGGTGGTTGTGTGTTACATATGTGATAAGCCTTTGTACTACCGGAGCTACACCCGCAATTACGGTAAGGGGCTATACAGAAGCTACTACTGCCGGAACCACCGAACCCCCGGAATCAAGGCCGATATGTTGGATGAGTACCTGGAAGAAAACCTTATGCGTGAGGTGGGGGACAAAAACGTCCTGGAAAGGTACTTCGTACCGGCTGAAAACCACCAAATCGAATTAGACGAGGCTATACGGGCCACAGAAGAACTAACAGCCCTCTTGGGCACAATGACATCAGCCACTATGCGTTCGTCGCTCACAGCCCAATTGGCAGCCCTGGATTCTCGTATAGCCTCACTGGAAAAGCTTCCGACGTCTGAGTCCCGGTGGGAATACCGGGAATTGCCCCGGACATACCGGGAGATGTGGGAGTCGGACGACGACCCGCAATTCCGACGAGAACTCCTGTTGAAATCAGGTATCACACTAGCCGCCACAATGACAGGTGGGCAGAAACTACACCTGCATATACCCGACGACATACTGGAACGTATGGCTTTGAAAGGAGAATGATGAGGAAGCTAGTGCCAGTGTTGCTGCTAGCGCTGACGGCATGTAGTACCAACCACGAGACGCCTACAGAAGCCCCGGTGAAGCGGGGGGTAGTTGTGTTCGAGGTCGGGGGTGACTATTCGTTCGCCTCGTACGACGACAACTACCAAAACGGTATTCGATACCAACCAGGTCAGACCCGAGTGGAACTGCGGGGCGACAACGTGCCGCAGAGCCCCAAGCCGTTGTACACCTGGGCCAATTCAGGAGAGGGCCGGGATACCCAGGCGTGGTGCCGAATCACCGTAGACGGTGAGGTGAAGGCCGAGAAACACACCGTAGGCGACGCCAACGACCCAACCTGTCTAGTCCTCTAAACGCAAAAAAGCCCCCTATCCAGGCAATACAACCAACTCGGTGTAATCCGGGTTTTGGTTGTACGACCAGGTAGGGGGCTTTTCGTGTACTACTGGTATCCCATCAGGGATAGTGCTTGTTCGTGTGATGTGCAATCTTCGATGCGACACAACGGCGTTAGGCCGTTGGCTGGGTCAAAGTCGGCGTCTAGAACTACCGCGTTCTCGTCGGCCAAGAAGACGTCGACCGTCTTCGGGAGGTGGAGCATGTTCACCGGGATACCGAGGAGGTTCCCGAGTGATTCAGCGGACGCCACGGTGATCAGGAGGTACCACGTGGTTTCACCATCGGTGCATCGGTAGTGGTTGGTCTTAGGACAGAAGTGCGGTAAGAACTCTGAGATCAGTTCAGCTGTATGCATTCTCACGCCTTCCAAAACACCCACAGAACGCCTGTAGCACCATTACCACCCCATCCGCCACCGCCGCGGCTACCGGTGCTGAAACCAGCCCCGCCACCACCTCCACCGCCGCCACCTCCGGGGTATCCACCGTTGGCACCGTTACCGCCGACAGCTTGGGCCAAGGTGCCCGTGGGATTACCACCCCCACCGCCCCCGGCACCGCCGCCGCCGCATTTGATCTCAGCACCAGCTGAGACCGCGCCTCCAGCCGTACCCGTGCCAGCCGGTAGTGCGCTGGGAGATCCGCCCACCCCGCCCATGGCGGCAGCAGACGAAGACCCTGTTGCACCGTATGTTCCATAGCTGGCTGATGTGCCAGCCTTGAACCCGCCCTTACCCCCGCCACCCCCGCTGCCGGGGGTGGAAGACGTTTGTTGGTACCCGAAGTCTCCTTGGATACCACCCGCGCCCCGCGTCGTACTTAAATACGAACCGAACGAGGTGTGTTGTGCGTTAGTCCCGATCGTTACGTCAACCGGCCAGGTAATTGAATCTGGATCTAGCTTGAGCGCTAGGTATCCGCCGTTCACACCACCTGCGCCACCATTTCCACCGGTAGTGGTGGTGCCGCTGGAACCACCGGCTCCGTTGTCGCCTGCACCGATTCCGATAACAACGAGTTCGCTTATGGTGGTGGAGGGTTTGGCGTACGACTGCGAAGACGTGATGGTGTCCACGGTGTAGCCGTTGATGACAGCTTGCTTGATCGTCTCGATCGTGGACTGGACTTCGGCAGGCGTGCCCGTAGCGGACGACCCACCGAACCAACCGTTCGTGATCGCCTGGCCGGTGGCGACGAGATCGTTGCCGATACCGACTACTGTGTCACCGAGGTCGTCCAAACCCTCAACGACAGACGAAGCGATAGTTCCGACGATGTTCCCGCCGTCTAGTTCTCCGTCCACCGTAAGTGCTTGTGTCTTACCGGTAAGCGCGTTGAACCAGTCTTGCAACATCGCTAGCGCACCGTTGATAGGGGCGGTGAACGCTCCGCTGATGATGTCGAGGATCTGATTCAGAACCGACAGGATGTACGGGATCGAATTCAACGGGTTAAGCATGTTGATGAACTCTTGAACGAGTTCACCGAAATCGTCTGATACTCCACCGGTTACCTGACGAAGGAACCCGAGGAAGTCTCCGACCAACAACAGTTTTCCGAGACCTGTGAACCAGTTGATGATTGTTTGTACCGCTGTAGGGACGTCTTTGAACATCGCAGCGGTCGCGCCGGGGATGGCGGGCATGAACTGCTTGAGCACGTCCAGGGGCATCCTGAGCAGGTTGGCTGCGAGGGCTCCCAGCTGGTCGATGAACGAAACCACCGGCATGTATAGCGATTTGGCTACCGTCTCGGTCATGTCCTGACCGAAGTTGAACCCCTCGCCGTTGGCGTTATTACCGCCGACTACGTAGGCTCCATCGGGGGCGGGCTGATGCGGGGTTGTCATCGGTGCCCCCTAATCAGTCGAAGGCGGTCACCTTCGATCCTGTCTTCACGTTCTTGCTGAACGTCCTTGCGAAGATCAGAGATGTCCCGCTCCATGTTCGAGAACCCGGTCTCTACCGCCTTTGTGAGGCGGTCTATGTCCGCTCGGAGGTTGGTACCGTGGTCGTTCTTGACTTCGTGTTTGATGGTCTTCAGGTCTCGGTTCTGCTTGCGCAGGTTTAGCCACACCGGCAGTACCGCCGCCAGTAGTCCAGAGAGGCTAAGGCCAAACAGGGCAACGACGTCCATCCAATCGTCCGGGTTGAACGGAGTGATATTCACTTCGGAGTGACGTGTCTACGAATCCACAGGCCGAGGATGATCGGGCCGACCACGCCGTACACAGCCATGATGGCTTCGATCGCGGCCTGGTCTAGAACCTGCTTACCGACGATGACAGCGATCAGGTTGGCGACGGCGAACAGACCGGCGCGAACCACGACGGGTTCGGTTGCCTTCTTGACGATCTCCTCGAACGTGTCGTCGTCATCTACGACCAGACCGCCCGTGTCCATAGGGTCGTTCTCAGCCATCTCCTGGCTCCTCTCGATTAAGTTCTTGTGCAACATCTCTGCGGGGTAGAGGCCCCGGAAGTCGTCCGTCTCTCTCGAACTGGCGCAGCATGACGTCGCTCTCTTGGATGGTCATTTCGCGTGTGTCGGGGAGTACGACAGGTGGTGGGGTAGCCGTACCAACCGGGACCCACCGGGCAGCGTTGTTGTAGATGTGGCTAGGGCCACGGAACGCGCCTTGTAGTTCTATCGTCTGCTCGGGGAGCTGGCTGACGTGGATGTTGCCGTTCTCGTCAGCCAGCCCTTCCAAGTAGTCCCTATGTCTAAACCCGCACTCCCACAGATGCTTAGACCACTGCCGTAGAAAGCCTGGGTGCGTTACCGCACCGATACCGGCGAACGTGGGCATATTCCGCAAGGCCCAGACAACGTGCTCTTCTGGGTTGTGCGGATCGGCTTCTTGCTGTGAGGGAATGCCGGGTTTGAAGGTCATGGCGGGCCTTTCGTGGCCAGACCGTACCGGTTTCGGTACGGTTCAGCCGTTGTAGTTACAGAACGCCAAGGTCACCGAGCGACGAGTTAATGTCGCGGATCATCTCGAACGCCTTGAGCATCGGATCTTGTGGTTCGCGGTATCCGACTTCGATCTCCCAACCCTTAGGGCCGTCTGCACCCCATGAGTAGCTGATCTTGGATACACGTTCGACAAAGATCGTGTACGGGTCAGGGAAACCGAGAACCGTTGTACCGATGCGGTCTCCGAGCCAGAAGTGACCGTAGCCGGGTGCCCCGATGTAGTACGGGGCTGCGTCCGAGATCTTCAGCGTGTGCGACGTATGAGCCCTGGTTGCCCAGATCTTCGCCCGGATCGCCATGATCGCGGAGAGCGTGAACGCTTTGTCCGCGCCGTCTGCCCATCCCTCGTAGTAGTGGAAGTCGCCTAGCCCGGTGATGGCGTTCTCCAACCCCGGAAGGGGCAGCGAGAGTTCCATAGCCCGTAGGGTCGGGATCTCCATGAACGCCAGGATTGTGTCCGAGTAGATCGGATTAGCGATAGCGTCGATGGCACCACCGATGGGCGGTAGCTGAACTTCGATGGCAGCCGAAATATGCGCTGCCAGTAGGTCTCCACCCATCTGAATAACCGCTGAGATAGCCTCGTTGACGCCAGGCATTGACTGCCCACCGGTTAGGAACGACGTGTCGGTAGCCTCGTAGTACTTGAACTCCGAGGACTTGATACCGGTTAGCGGACCCTCTTGGTAGACGACGTGGGGTGCCTTCGGGTTGGTCCCGAGGAACCACGGCACGTAGTACTCGCCGGGGTAGGTCGGGTCACCGTGGTATACCTCAACACCTTCGGTTGTGCCGTCCGATGCGATGTTGACGATCGCGCGGACCAGACCGACGAGTATCGAACCACCGAAAGCGGTTTCGGTTCCCCAGCCAGACTTATCCTCGATGTCCCAGACCAGGCAGCCGTTACGCAGCGGGAAGGTGGTCTCGTTGAGAATGCCACCGTACTTGTGCGCGAACGGATGTGGGTCTTCACCCTTCAGGTACCGGCGTGGAACCCACGACAGCTGGGCATCTTCCATGACCCGTTTGGCCACGTCGAACATCGACTTGAACCGGGAGAAGACGATTGCCAGATTGGAATTGTCGTCCAGAAGGTCCAACGGGGAGCAGATGTTCCGCCAGTTCGACGGTAGGAACGACAGGCCCATCCACTCGGTTGGATCTAGTGGGTTGTCAGGCAGCGTGAGCCACGACGTCTCCAACCGGAATAGGTTGACGAACAACGTGACCAGCAAGCACCACTTCGCGGGTCCGAAGATTACCCACATCTTCGGGAACTGGAACTCAGGCCGTAGGAACGGGTTAGCCCAGCAGTACATGTGCTTGAGTTCTTCGATGTCGTGAAGGAAGGTGATCTCTAGGTAGCAGTCACCGGACTCTTCACGGACAACGCGGTAGGACTCCATGCGGCCCGACCACCGAGCACCTTGCTTGTCGAAGGTCACGTGGACGTTGCGCTTGGCTCGGCCCCGGAAGTCCATTACCCATTTGGCTAGATAGTGGTCTAGGGACAGCTGCAAAGACGCTGTGCCGGTGTCGTTGTCGATAAACTCGAACTCGCCCTTACGCTCCCCGGCGACTACACCCCGGAGGTCAAAGTCACCGTCGTAGAGACGGGTGAGGACGGGCTTTAGACGTTGCTTCTCACGCCAGCGGCGGGACTCCATGACCCGGTCCCACAGGAATTGAGCATCCTCTTTGGATCGGATCGACATCTACTATTCCAATCCCCAAGGGCGAGACCAAGGACGGGGTACGCGAAGTTGGACCATCTGGCCTGGCTTCGCACCTGACACGGTGATCTCGAATGTGGCGGTCTTCGTCCATGGTGGGATAGAGTTTCTGAACCTGACACCGTTCATGCGTTGCCACACAGGCGATCCGTTGAGCGCGGTGACCTGTTCGACCCGAGGATCGGTATCGATCAAGCAGTCTTCGGCACCTGCGGTGTACCCGGTGGTCGACTCGTACACCTGGACGTAGGCCGTTGTCGGACTGAACGAAGACGAACCGGTCATCAACTTCACCGGGGTACCGGCGAGTGATCCCGTGAACGCCACGGTGTACGGACGGGTGCCAACCAGGAACGCAGGGCCACCGTCTACCACTACGTTTCCTGCACCTATAGCCGGTAGGGCCTCCAGGGCTGCTTGAACCGTTGCAGCAGAAGCGGTACGAGATAGGTTCACGGTGGACTGACCGTTGTAGGTCAGCTTCCACGTTCCCGACGTCGGCTTGCCGACGATGTTGACCACTTGCACAGATGCGGTACGCAGTCCACCGATAAGAGACGGTAGGCGCAACCTACGGTTAGCGAACTCCGGGTCATCGAACGAGTAGTCCGGGATAGTCCAGATAGTCGCGGGAGACGTGGGGGCACCCAGCCACGGAAGGAACGGGATGTACGGCTCTGACGGAGGAAGCTCTGAACCGGGTACAGCCCACTTGGGGAAGACCGTTTGGTCTGTGGGGTTTAGACCGTGTTGTGTATCGCCGTTGGCGATCTCGATGTACAGCGTCTCTTTGGGGAGTTCTGCCAGCGGCCACGGGAACGGCAGATCCATAAGGATCGGGTTGAACGTCGTGTCCTTCTGACACTCGGCTTCCCACGTCGCGTCTTCGCCGTACCAGAACGGGTCGCCAGCGATGACGGTCATTTTGACCATGTTCATCGAGCGGCCATGGGGGTCGGTGACGAGATCTACTTCCATCGCCTCGCCCAGGCGACATTTCAGCGTCCGGCGACCGGAATCCTCTGTGGTGATGTGGATGTAGGTGTCTTTGTCGTAGTCCCACATTTTTCGCCACTCGGAGTCACGCGACTGCCAGGAGTTCTCGCCGTGCTCAGCGTCGTTCAGAATCCATACGCCGAACGTCATGTCACGGCGTAGGATTCGGTGGTTCAGGTAACGAGCGCCGGGGTAGTTCCCCGGCTCCTCGTATACAACCTTCACCGGCGGGTCAAAGAACCCTTGAATATCGGTGGCTAGGTGCATACCCCGATCACCCTCTTGGGGACCGGCGATGGTGGCCCATTGGCCGTTGCAACCTTCGATCTCTACGACGGTTTCAGCGATCAATGTTCACCACCTATCCGCTCTTGCCGACGACACCTAGTGCCTGCTTGTTCAACTGGTTGTTCTTGACGGCGATCGTGTCGTCCACGTTGGACGTGTTGAAGATCTGCGTTAGACCGTTGCCCAACATCTGTTTTCCGATCTGAAGACCCTGATCGAGGGCAGCGGTTATAGCCCCGCCGCCGATACCTAGGTCGTCCTTCAGCTGACTGAAGTTGGCTTCTCCGAAGCCGAACGCGGTATCAAGTCCCTTTTGGCCCAACGCTGGAAGGTCAATGCCGAACTGGTCCTTGACGCTCTTGGCGATGTCCGCAGCGACGTTGGTGATCTTTTCCTTCTGTGACTCCAGACCATCAGCGAAACCCTGACCGGTGAACTGGCCTACTTCGTGCATTACCCTTGAAGGGGAATGAATTCCGAGAAAACCAGTGACAGCGTTCTTGACTGAGCTAGCGAGTTCCTGGGCTTTGGCGATAGCCGAACCGATCAGAGATCCAATGCCGTTTATGAACCCCTGAACCAGTTGGGCTCCCGCCTGGAATCCTGCTTGGAACAGACCGGCCAGGGCGGCGGTGATTCGCCCAGGCCATGTAGTGACCTCACCGATGATCTGGAACCCACCGTTTATAACGACGTTTAGTACGCCAGCTAAAACACCGCTGACCGTTTGAATTACGCCGTTCCAGGCAGCTTGGGCGATACCGGGTATCTGACCCCACAGAGACGCCATCTGGGTAGGAACCTTCGATAGCTCGGTGAGGATTGAAGCGGTGAGACTTCCGATGCTCTGCTGTAGGCCGGTGAATATGCCGGACAGCATCGTGGAAGGACTTGTGCTAGTTAGTCGATCCCACCTATTGATGAAATCGGATACCGCATTGGCGGCGATTACCAACAGTCCGACTAGCTTCTCCAGCATAGTCACGATGGCCTGTAGTTCCTTCTTGAACCCTTCGACCTTCTTGGGGTCGGAGAAGAAGTCCAGTACGCGGCCAGCGATGTTGACTAGTCCGCTACCTAGTATTTTCAGGGTGTCCCCGAGGCCCTTCAAAGCGACATCGAACTTGGACACCCCGTCTGGCCCCGCCGTCGTGAAGTCCTTGACCCACTTGCTGAACGAGGCACCGGTATCCGAGAACCATCTACCGATATCGGGGAGCTTGTTAGAGAACCCGTTGATCAGATCAAGGAACCCTTGGGTGAAGTCCCGTATACCGGGTGCCGCTGCCGTCAGGCCACTAGCGATGTTGCGAATCGTCTGATCGAGTTTGGCAAGGTTGGCGGGATTGGTCAGCACGTCCGCGAACGACTTAGCCATATCAGCCAAACCCTGTGTGACGCTGGGCAATGCCGCCTTCAGCGTCGGGAATATGTCTTTCAGCTTCTCGAAGACAGGCGTAAACTGTTCTTCGACCTTCGCGGACATCGTGTCCCGAAGTTCCTTGAACGGCTTCTCCAGTACCCCGGCTGCTTTCTTCAGTCCATCTAGACCGAGAACCAACGCACCTATCGGCGCTACCACAGCCGTAATGAGCCCAGGGAGCGCCAGCAGACCTGTGGTTAGGGCACCTAGAAGACCTACGATTACCGGTGATAGGAGCGAAATGGCCGAAGCTATCAACGCGTAACCTGTTGCGTTGATGCCGAATCCGAACGAAGGGGGCTCGATATTGGACAGCCGGTTCTTCAGTTTGGACATCATCGTTGCGAACCGCATACGGAACGTCTTGACATCCGGTTCTACCGGTACTTTGACAGCGCCCATCTTTTGCAGACGTTGCCGAAGCATGTAGTCGAACTTCGGGTCTAACTTGAGCTTGATCGTTTTGTCGGCTGTGTGAAAACCGTTCTTACGCAGGATCTCGCTGTTCTTGTCGACATCGACCTTGACCTTGGCGTTGTCTAGGCCCTTGGTGGCGGCACTTACCTTTTGCCGGAAACCGCTCACGTCCGGGTTGACGTTGATCTTGGCCTCTACGCCTTTGGTAATTGCTTCAAGTTGTCGCTTGAGAGAACGACGGAATCCGTCTGTGTCTGGTACAACGCGTACTGACACCCTGCCGACTTCTCGGCCCCCTGCACCCGCCATAGGGTTACACCTCTACTCTCGGGTTCAAGTAAGCGTCCACCGCTAAACGATTTGGTAAATACCACTTTTCGTGATGTCCGAGCTTGTTATTGCAGCTCATACACAGAATCCCTCGGACGTCCCCGGTGTCGTGGTCATGGTCGGTGTGCCAATTCGACTTGCCGGGATCGTCTGTTTTACAGATCGCACACCTGTGACCTTGTGATTCGAGTAGTGCTTCCCACTCGGACGTCGTTATCCCGTATTTGTTTTTGCGCCGTCTGGATAGTCCGCAGGTCTTGCAGGTAGACGCCAGACCGCGACCGTGGGTGTCGGATCTGTGGAACTCCGATATGGGGAGCTGCCTATCGCAGTCGCAACACGTTCTAAGCCCCTGCGCCAGTTCAGCTTCGACCTCTGCGCTACTACGCATCTGCCGGAACGGTCTAAGCGGTTGGCCCCGTAGTTGTTGGCGGTAATGCGTATTACATAGGGGTTGCTTGGGTGTCTTCGGCGGTCGGTCACAGCTTTCGAAGGAGCACTGTCTACCCACCACCAAGTACCCCCGTCTTCCTCTTCTTTGCCTCTGCGAGATGTTGTTTCGCTATGAACGCGAAGGAGCCTGGAGGCTCTGCGCGCTTCTCAGGCTTTTGTTGCTTTGCCTTCGGCAGGGGGAAGGGCTTCGGGATCGGAGGCCGCTTCGTAGAGTTGGCAGCGGTGTTGATCCACTGGGTTGCTCGTTGAGTTTCGAGTTGATACACGCGCAGGTAGCGGTCCATGGTCCAACGCCGAAGGTGTTGTCCACCACGGCAAGACGCGGCATACCTGGACTCTTCGTCCAGACCTGCTATGAGTGTCAGAAGCCAACGAGGAGTCACACCGGAATCCGGGACCAATACGTCCCGGATGTCGACGGCGTAGTACTCCATCAAGTCGGCAGCTATCCACTGCCCGTGATCGTCTATTAACTCTCCGAGCTGGAGGCTTCCCCCGCTTGTGTGGACTCCATCCACCGGTTGAAGATCTCCATAATGATCATCGGGTCACCACCTACAGCTGCGTCCAGCAGTTGTGGCTTATCGGCTGCTAGACAAAGGATCTTCTCTTGCAGCTCGTTGACAGCGTCAAAGTCCTCTTCGGACATCTCGGCACCCTCATCGGTCGACTCAGTAAGAGACTGAATCTGTTTGATCAGGGATAGGGCTTCCTTGCGGGGTCCGGGTTTGATTCGAAGCACGTTGCGGAGAGTTACAACGTCGCCGCCACCGAGATCGATCGCTACCGGGGCGTACTTCTGGTTTGCATCCGCAACCATGTCAGCCAGGGTGAAAGTGTTAGTCATAGCGGGCCTTTCAAGTATTTAGGCGGGCCAGTAAGAGAGAGCGGTGGGGAGGGTGTAGCGATTCGAAGCCCGCCAAGGTGTGCGAACCGTTACAACCCTCCCCGGCATGTGGGGGGTGTGTTGGTCTACGAGTTGGACAGCTTGTCGCTGATCCACGAGAACAACTTGCGGGCACCCATCTTCAGGAAGGTCATTCGAACTGGGAATCCGACGAAGTTGTCGGTATCCATTGCGATCGAGTCATCTCCACGGATGGACGTCTTCGGCGCGTGGAAGCCAACCGACACGTCTCCATCTACGATCACGATCAACAGCGCCCGCTCAACAGGTGCAAAGTCACCATCGACGTTGAAGACGCCGTCCTCGTTGGTATCGTCCTCGCCGTAGTACAGCTCAAGGTTGCCCCGGTCGAACTGTTCGAGGATGGCTGTAACAAAGTCGACTCGTGGGTCACCCGAAAGGGTTTCGCGGAGCGCCTTGTTCTGCCAGGTGCCCTTAACCTCGGTATCCCCGCCGTCCTTACCAAACTCGGGTAGGTCGTCCCTGGATGTGTGCCCAGTCATCTTCCAACCGTTAGCCGCTGTAACAACGGTAACGGTCGCGGATGATCCGGTCAGAGCAATGGTTTGCCCTAGCTTCTCGCCAACCCAAGAGACGTTCAGACCGTCTGCCAAGGTGTCGTCTGGGTCCGTGCTGCCGACCACTAGCACGTTACCCACACCCACCGTGGTTAGGCTCTCCAGAGCTGTCTGGACCGCCGCTGCGGTAGACGTCGAGGGTAGCGACGCTGTGGCTTGTGCGCCGACTGTCAGTGTGGTTGCCGCAGAGGCGACTACCTTCTGGGTCTGCGCTCCGAAGGTCTCCGGGTCGAAGGCGTCAATTTCCGCAAGCGTAGGTCGTGCAGTGCCAACCGTATTGGTGTAGATGTAACCTACGGCAGCTGTGATAACGGCGTCATCATCAAGAGCCATTGTTTCCTCAATTTCGTAGTGGCCGTAGGCCGAATTTGATTAGCCCTTGGACACGCCATGTGTCTGTGTATGGGGAGTCGAACTCGGTCGCCCCCATGGTTTCCTCCATCGAATGCAGGTACCCATGGGCTGTTTGGGTCTGCCTTTTGACCGCGTCGTACAGTGCTAGTACCGCGTCGTCGTAGAGGTCGTAGGTGCTGTCTAGGTCTTCGTTCCCGATGAGGGTCAGTTCAATGACGGGGAACGACAGTTGTCTTGGCCTACGTGGGTGTCTCGGTCCGCCCATGCGGCGCACGTTGAAGAACGGGAACCGCCGATAGTCGACGTTCTGAACCCACGTATCGACAAGAGCGTCTGGAAACTTCGTCTGAAGGATCTCAACTACGGTGTCGGTAATCGACTGGGGCAACTACTTCCCCTTCCGACGTGGACCTGATCTAGGCGCAGCATCCAAACCTGATGCAGTAGAAAGGATGTAGAGACCGGGTACGTACTGGGGGTGGTCTTCATCCTTGTACTTGCCCTCTACCCAGTGGCCGAACTCGATAGACAGAGCGGCTTCGTCAACCAGATTCACGAACCAGTCGACGTCGCCCTCGGTGCGAGTTATGTGCGCGGCTCCTGTGTCGTGGTGCATCGCTAGCCGTCGTTCGGCTTGGACTTCCACCCGGCGAGCCGCGTCCCCGACTGCGTGGTGTACGCCTTCGAGGTGGGACACCACGTGGTTCATAGCCTTTTCACCGATGAGTTTGACGGACATCAAGACCTCTGCATCAAGTACTCGACGTGAGCGGTTCGTGGAGATCCCATGTACCGCTGCGGTATCCCGAAGATCCCGTAGCGCTTGCCTTCCCATTCGATCTGGGATTGCATGCCTAAGATCCCGTGATCCGCGTCGAACGAACGCGGAAAACGGATTCGGTAGAAGACCTCCGACTCGAATCCCTCGTTGTCCTGCTCAGCACGTCGAGCCGACGTACCTGAAGACGACGCAACCTGGATGCGTGCCGGTGTCGGTACCCCTATATCGGAAGCCTTAGTAGTTGTGTTCCCATGACGGTTAGATTCCGTAACCTGGGGGTAGACAACGACGTCCGAGTTCATTACGTCGAGCTGACTCATAGTGGGAACCAGAACTCGGGTTCGCAGGTATACGCGATATCCGGGATCAACGGGGCGATGACGAACATCGCTTGCGAGATTCCTAGTAGAGCCCACTCGTTGTCGAGTATTTCCAGCTCCCCCGTAGCGGTCTTCCAGTTGATCTGGTACGAGTAGTTCCCGTCCGTTTCCCCGGTGTACGCGTTAGGGTTTCGTACCAGCCGTACTACTGCGTTGGCCTCGATCATCTTGACAATCTCGACGTCGATTTTGTCGTCGGTTATCTGGTCGTCCAGGTCCGGTATTCGGGACCGGATGATCAGCTCTGCGTCTGCGAGTCGTGCGGCGACCATCGTCGCCTCATCCGCGCTCAGCTCTCGTCCAAGCCGTCCTGACACGTCAGAAGGGATTGCGTAAGCCATAAGTACCCCTTCCAAGGGAAGGGAGGGGGCCTCCAAAGAAGCCCCCTCCGTTCAGTTCAGATGTCAGACGACAGTGACGCTGGGTGAGCCACCGGTCAGGCCGGTGCCGTCGATCTCCAGCAGACCTGGAACGGTGACGGTGTAGGTTCCAGCAGAACCGGTCACAGTCACATCGGCGGCGGCTACGCCGTCGTCAATCGCCACGATCGCGGACTTCACAGCGGAAGCCGCTGCGTTGTAGGCGATGTCGGCGGAAGGCATACCGTTCAGAGACAGCTTGAAGTTACCCGCAGTAGCGCCGCCCAGAGCGACCGTGTAGGTCGTGGTGCCCCGGTTGGAGAACTTCACGAACCCTTCCTTGTCGCCCAGGACCCAGCCGAAGGTGCACTCCACCAGGATTGCGACCTGGTTGGTCTGCCACATCGAAACGGTGTTGGTGCCATCGGTGAGCGAAGCGGTGTCGCTGATCTTGACCCGGATCTGATCGGCGAATCCCCAACGAAGCTGGGAGAAGTCGCCACCGATAACCCGGATACCCGAGTCGGTGCAAGCGTCCAGGTCACCACCGACGCCACGGCCAAAGTGGGCGGGGAGACCGAGAATATCGGTAACACCCGCCGCTAGATTGACCCTGGTGTTGTCGACGTTGCCGTTAGCGTCCCGGTGAATCGAGGCGCGGGCTACGGTGGACCGAAAACGGGGGTCTACAGCCCACCCATCGAAGTTGAACTTCGAGTTGGCATTGACCAGGTCGTAGCCGTCAAGTAGGCCATCGATGATGTTGCCCGCAGTCAGGTTCTTGTAGTGCGAAGTGTTGGCGATGACGTTGTCGGTGTCGATGCCCTGAAGGGCAGTACCTCGGAGAGCGTCCTTACCGTGTAGTACCGCAAGGTCAACACCACGACCGATCGCGAACGCCAAGTCGCCCTGAAGCTGCGTGTAGAGACCGGCGGGGTTCTTCTGTGCGAACTCTTCCGCGACGGTAACGATGGTGGCCAGCTTGATCGGGCTGAAGGCTCGCGTGTCCCACGCGGTACCCGAGATCGGCTTCGTACCACCTTCTCGCTGTGCGTTGGAAGTACCGGTACCGACCTGACCGACAGCGGGACGCTTAGTTGTGGTGGGGATTACGGTCTCTCCGTAGCTCACCGGGATCTGCTCTCCGAGGCGCAGAACAAGCGAGTGCTCCTGTGCCTGATCAAAGATCGGACCGACTACTGTCGGGGGTAGAAGTTCGGACGGCGTGTAAGCCAACCGGCCCTGGTGGTTGTCGGTTGTGTTGGGGGCAAGCTCATTCAGTTGAGCCATGTTTCAACGTTCCTTATCTAGTAAGTTTCGATTTGAGAAGTGCGGCGAAAGCGTCGGCGGGACTTGCGCTCGTAGCCGCACCACGGCCCTGTGACGGGTCGTAGGCGGGCGAAGATCCCAGAGCGCTACCGAAGATCGACTTCAGTTCCGCCGCATGGGCTGCCAGTTCGTCCTCCGTGGTCCCCTGGAGCGTCTTGGCGAAAGCGAAGACTTTGTCGTTGGGGACTTCGGCCTTGATAGCCGTGACCAACTTGTCGAAGTCGGTCTGAATCGAGGCACTTGCGTTGACCGCCTGGGTCTTTTCCGCAGTCAAGGAAGCAACTTTCTCCTGTGCTGACTGCAATGCGTTGTTGGCCTCTCGGAGTTGGACGCGGTAATTAGCCGCCTCCTGGTTCGCAGATGAGATCTGCTGACGTGCCCAGTCGGGAAGGTCGTCTTCTTTGGACGCCTTCGCGGCGGGCGGTGTCGGCTTCGGTGCCTCGGGTGCAGTGGCTTCCGGGCTTTCGGTGACGGTTTCTGACATGAAAAGTGCCTCCTGGGCATGAAAAAAGCGCCCACCTGGGGCGCTTGGATGTGACGGGCCGACGAAGAGCTACGCGACGAACGCGAAATCTTCGGGTTTGATTTCGCCGCGAGACAACTTGCGGCGCAGGGCGTTTATCACGTCGTCGTTCAACGTGATCGGCTTACCCTTGTTCTTCCCTGCCGTGTAAACACGATCGGGTTCTTCTTCACGAAGTTTCTTGGCTTCGTTGGTCGCTTCGATCCAAAGCTTTTCGGCTTTGAGATACGCGGCCTTACCTGCCCAGTCTTCGTTTTTAAACACCGGAACGACCTTGCAGTCACAACCGGTATGCCATTGCTCCATGTAGTCGGAGATGTCCTCACCGTTCAGGTGCATCTCGACAGCAGAGAGGTGGTCCAGGTCAAGACCCGCTGTGACAGCGTCCATGTAGACCGGACCACGGGAGATGAGCATCAGGCACCACGCGCAGGTTTCCCTACCTGTAGCCACTCGTGCCCACCCCTGCACGCGACGAGACTTCTTACGAAGATCCTCTTCTGAGAGTTCGTCGGCTAGATCGGTGTCCGATTCGACGGCTTGGATAATCTGCCGTCTAGCACCGTTCTCTACAGACCGAACCGCGCGGAGCGCGATGTGCTCCACCGCGTCTCGGCTAGACTTCATCTCCATCAGATCCCGGCGAACCGGTTCCATGTCGAACACAAAGTCGCTGAACTCGTAGTTCTCGATGAACCGGTCATGCCTTGGCAGATCGGGGAAATGCATTGCCCGCTGGTCGTCGTAGAACTTACGACCGAGAACCGCTGAATCCCAACGTCCTTGTTGCACCGCAGGGAACAGCAGCTCTAGAGACTTACCCCAGTTGGCAAGGGACAGCGACTGTCCTGCCGCCACGATGAATTGGGCGAACGACTCTACGTACCTAGCGACAGCTGCGGAGATGGCGAGCTGTGCGGCTGCGTACTCCTCCGGTGTCACTTCGTACTACCGGTGCTAGCGGGCTTCTTGGTCGCAGGGTCCGGTTTAGGTGTCGCATCAGCAACGGCCTTCGTCTGCGCGTAGAGGTCAGTGAGGATCGACTGACGATCCTCGGCGTCCCATTCCTTCATTTGCGCTCGCTGCTCCGAGGTGTACCCCAGGTCAATTCGGATCATTTCCTTCGGAACCGGTCCTTGTCCGTTGGCGTACAGCTTGGTAGCTGCGTCGGCCTTAGCCGAGATCGTCGGTGTTGACGGGTCGCGCCACACGGTTTCAAGCCGGTGGTATTCCTCGGGGACTTCTTTACCCATGACCTTGGTGGCCAGTCTCATCGCGCGCTCCCACGAGCCGCCGAACATCCGGGCCTTGCGCTCACACGTCTTGACCAAACGCGACTCGGAAGCCTGAATGGCTTCTGCCGAGGCGGGGTTGTCCGACGAGAACGAAAGGTACTGCGGGGGGAGACCGGTGTACGCGGCGAACTGCTTAGCGAGTTCGTTCAACTCCTCTGCGAAGTTGCGTAGGTCGGCTGCCGAGAACTCGAAGGACTTGGCGTCCTTGTTGCTCAGCGTGAGCATCCGCCCGTAGTACAGTTCGGCTGTGGAGGCCACGTTGCCGTTGACGTTGGTCAGCTGTCCTCGGTCAACGCCGAAGAACCCTCGTAGTGGTACGGCGATCAGTTCAGAAGCCGCCTGTAGGTTCATAAGGGTTCGAGCCGCTGCGTCGGTAAGGGATCGGATCTCGGGGGAGATCTCGGACTGACCCTGACGGTCAGACAGTTTGGCGCGGTTTACCAACGGGACCACCGGAACAACACCGAGGTTGTGAACCACCGGAGGGCCGTCCTGAATCCACTTGGAAGCGGGACCCTGGTCTCGTCGTAGGTAGATGGTGCGGTCGGGGAGTAGTAACGTGGCCGCGTCCGCTACTGCCCTACCTTCGATCAGCGCGTTGGGGTCGGTGGAGTCCAGGTGGTAGAACCGGCAGGCCCGCGTCACGTTGTGCGTGCGTGGGTCCAGCTCCGCGTACATCGACAGCGGAGATTCCAACCGGATAAGCGGGTAGTCGGCGTCGTCGTTGGGACCGGGGGCCGCGACGGTGATGTACGAACGGCGGAACGTCATGGCGTCCATATGGCCTAGACCTGACTCTTCGTCCAGGTCGTTGTCCTGCCACCACTGCCAAAGTTCCTCTACGCCTTCGGATTGTCCGTTGACTCGGAATCCCTCTACGTCTAGGCGTTCTTCGATAGCGCGTAGGTACAGAGCGGGCCATCCGACGTTCACCCGGAGCTTTCGCATTTCCGGGGGTACGCCGAGGCCGATGGTCTCAAGCCGGTAGCTGGAGTCCAGGTACGACTCCGACTGTTGCAGCTCGCCCATCTGCCCGGATAGGACGTTCTGGAGGTGGCCTACGTGATCTTCGTATGCTGTCACGCGAAAACCACCCCTCCCTGTCCAGAGTTGTTGTTGCCCATTAGGAATTCCTGTCTGCAACCGAAAGCCAGCACTGCACAAACAGCGGCGTCGATCTTGCGCTTTGAGTCTTTGGTGGCCTTGCGAATCGAGATGGCGTCGTAAGTTGTCGGAAACCTCTTGGCGTTCAACACGTGAGCACGAAGGACGGGGTCGCCGTCGTGGATTACCTCTCGTTCGATAACCGCGTCCAGGAAACGCTCGCAGTCGAACGCAAACTTCTTCTGGTTCCCGCGCATGTCGAAGGCAACCGGGTTGTTAGGGGATGCGTTTACCTTCAAACGGTCCTTGAAATCGCGGCCCCACAAGTCGACGTACGCCTCAAATTCCTTGACGTCAGCCCTGAATCCGACGACGTCGTAAGCCTCGAAGCACGAACGGACTGTTGCGTCTACCTGATCTCGGGGGACCTCTTCCCCTGGGAACTTCAGTGGGTTCCACGCGTTGATCAAGAACAACATCCCGTCGTGTACCCGGCAAGCAACCAACGCCGTCCAGTCGTTCGACTTAGATCCGTCGAACCCCAACGTGATTCGGTCGCCTTTGTTGAGTTTGTACAACGGGTCGTACATCGCCAACCGGTCCCACTGCGTAGGGGCGATCCACGCGTCTTCCGCTGCGTTGACCTGGTTTAGAAACTTTCGGCGGGATTCTGTGATCGGGTTCTTGACGTCTAGGATCGACTTGACTATCTCGTCTACGGGTAGCCAATACGAATCACCGCGTGCTACCTCCACGCCCTGGCGTAGCTTCTCTACCCCAGCTGCAAAGCCCTCGGGGTCTTCCTTCTCGGAAGGGATCTCGGATACCGGTGTATCCGGGGGGGCTTCCAAGGCGTCGTAGAACAGCCCCGTGTCAACCGCCGAACCTTGTTCTATCGCCGCCCATGTGTCGTACACACGCTCCGCTACGGAGTCGTTTCCGGGGATGTGGGCGTTGCAGATAGCCAACTTCCGAGAACCCGGTATCTTGGTCACGTTGCCTTCGATTACCGCATCCATCGCGTGACCGTCGTTTACTTCGCCCGACGGTCCCGAACCCCACCACTGGATTTCGTTCTCAATGACGAACGTGGGTCGGTTGCCTTCCATGGACGCGGGCGACGAAGTCGCGGCGCTGATCTGGCCACCGATCTCCGAGTAGATGACGAACTTGTTGACATCTAGCCCGTAGGTCTTCCTCAACCTGTTCGAGATCATCACGGGGAACAGCGAAAAGGTGTTCTTCGTCTGATCTTGGCTGACGGCTGCGACCGTGATCCACGCCGCGTGCCGGGGTTTACCTACCGGATTATCGTCCTCGTCAAAGTGTGAGAACGCTACGGGTCCACACAGTTCTACGAGCGCCAAAGCCGCTACCAGCGGGTCCTTACCTGCGCCCTTCATACGGCGGAAGCAACCTTCTCGGTAGGTGTACCGACCGACTTTGTCTACCGCGTACCACCAAAGAAGAAACCGTGCTTGTTCCAACGTGGGTATAAACGGGCCTTCGCCAGCGGGGGAGTTCACGTACTCAGCTAGCCAATTGATAACACCCCACCCGAGCGTCTTCTCGGGGAGATGCCATTGTCCGTCAACGGTTTTCTGCCAAACAGGTCCGGTGATGTGCGGGGGAGTCGGAGCAAGCTCTACGGTCACTCCGACTCCCTTCTTTAGATGTCTCTCAAGAACCTCACGGCGGGTTCCCAGTTGTAGTTGTGCGGGTTCAAGTTCGAGAAGAACGTCAGGGCGTCGATCATGGCTTGCGCTATAGCTAGCCCCTCTTGTAACGGACGTGTGCCAAGCTCAATCAGCTGGTGCACAATCGAATCCGGGCCATCGAACCAGTCCGTCGCCTTGAAGACGATCTTGCAGATAGCACGCTTGTACTCGTCTTTGTCGTTGTCGAAGTTGCACGCGTACATGTCTTTACGGTGTGCGTAGTCCCGCACCTCGAACGGTGCGTCTTCCAAACCCTCCAACAGGTCCCACGCCACGATGCCGTGTGACTCCGGGGGTGCTACCTCGTATATCCACTCATCAAAATGAGCGATACCCCTCTGGCGCATCGGGTTACCCCAGAAGACAACCTTCTGTACATCGCCAAGACGGTGATGTAGAGAGCCGTTCGGGTCCATGATCTCGTGCTTGAGAACCATCGCCACCGCAACCGCGCCTTGGGAATACCCGGCTAGGTTGATCCTCCCCGGCTTGGAGTTGATCTGTAGCACCAACTCGTTGTACGCCTGCATGATCGAAGGCCACATCGGGAACGCCGACGCGGAGTAGTTACCGATCGGCTGCCACCGGTAGAGGTCCAAAACCTCCCGAGCGACGTCGGCGGGGATACCCGGACCCAGCGGGTCCGGCTGGCCTGTGCCGTGGACCGTGAACAGCCACGGCTTCTCGACTACCGCGATTCCGAGGGCTCTAAGGTCGTCGTCGGACACGATTCCGTCGATAGGCTGTCCGGTACGGCGTTCATATTCCCACTGCCACGCACGGGCTCTGGGGCCGTATTCGTCGGTATCTTGGGGCAGTTCGCCACACGTACGGGCGTACCCCGCGAACCGCTTGACCATTACCCGTCGCCACTCACGGACCGTTTCGTTACGGTCCCCGAGGCTAATTGGCATTGTGCTCGTCCAGCCACTTGGTGGCGGCTGCGAATGCGTCTTCGTCTACCTTGTCTAGAATCGCCTTGGCCAGCTTGGAATCGGCCTCACGTCCGGGCTCGTCCGTTTCAGATACCGCCAGCAAGAGGGCGACCGCCTGCGGGTCGCCATAGTCGACGGCTAGCTTCTCCACGAGCATCACGTGTACGTTTCCGTCTGCGGTCCAGGCGAACCCGGCGCAGGTGTTGACTTCCTTCTCGTACGGCCAGCGGAGCGGGCTCAACGACTTACGGCGGATACTCGCCTGCTGACGACACAGGTCAAGTAACTCGCGCTGTTCAGCGTCGGATAGTGCAGACAAGAAATCGTCCTGTTCATTCAGAAGTTGTAGGAGTGCATCGCCTTGAAGAAGGGCGAGGTTGTACCGTTCACGGCGATCGGCTAGGCCGTTGGTGCCACCGTTGATGGCAGCTGTGACGGCTTCAAAGCCCTTGTAGCCGTTCCATGAAGCTGAGTTCCCGGCGTCCACCAGATCGTTCATGGGGCGCTCTTCGGTCCAGTACCAGGCCGCACCGATACCCGCCCATTGCAGGTCCGCTAGGGCTTGGTAGTTGACTACGAAGTAGTCCGGGGTGGGTACTAGGCCACGGTCGAACATCCACTCAGAGAAGGCACGGTAGTTGTAGTCCCAGGTGATCTGAATCCACGTACGACCGATGTACGGCGCGTAGCGACCGTCCTTCTTGTACTCCTCGGTGGCGTTGAACCCGTCCGATTCGTGGCCGATCTGCGCCAGCCACATAGCGATACGGTTTACGTTCGTGCAAGAAGCCGCTTGCAACCCTTCACGAACCGGGCCGAGAATTTCAGTAGCCCTACCAACGCTGAGACCAGTGGCCGCTGCAAGGACGTTGACAGCACTCGGAGTAGCACTCTGAGATCCACGCCGGAAAGTAGAAAAGCCATCTGCTCGTATCTTTCTGGCGATGAAGTCTGCGGTGTGCGGGTTCTGGTAGGTGTTGTAACCCATCTGCCAGTGCATAGCGTCTTTGGGGGTGTTCCAGTCCTGGCCCCAGAAGACGGTTTGTTCGTAGAAGTCCAACAACTCACGGGCGGTGGCGATCTGTGCCGGGCTGAAACCCGCGTAATCCACCTGGAACGGGTGTGTGTTCCAGTTGAAGTCACACGCCGTACCACTTAGGTGGTTGGACGTGGCCACCGAATTGGTGGGTGTCCAGCACGCCGAGTCGGGATCACGCAGTGGTTCTATGTATGCGTTAAAGTCAGCGGCGAACGCACGAAGCACGGCGACCGGTTGTCCACTCTGAATCTGTAGGGTGACCGACGTCCCTGGGATTGAAACCCACTCGCACGAGCCCTGGTCGACCATAGGCCAACCGTTTTCGCTGTAGTCGTACCCGTAGACCGTGCGGCGTGCCATGTGACTCCTACTTAAGGAACTTGAAAATCAGATCGAATCCGGGGATGGCCTTCTGAAGGGCTTTGGCGAATCGGGCTGCCAGGGTGTCGAAGATCTTGTCGTCCAGCTGGCCGGGAATCAGGTCGGTAATCTTGTCGACCGCCGAAGGGATTTCCGCGATGACGTACCCGGAGACCTTCTTGGCGAAGTCTTCGACCAACTCGGGGTGCTTCTTGATGTAGTCGAATACTGCTGTAACAAACAGCGACATAAGGTAATTCATGGTTTCCTCTCGGGTGGAGTGAACCCCCGACCTTGAATCTGTGGTACAGAACAGCGGGTCGGGGTATGTGTAGCTCACGAAGGACTCGAACCCTCACTGACGTGTTCCTAAGACACGTGCCTCTGCCAAATTGGGCTAGTGAGCCTGGCGCGGGGGCTCCCCTCTGATAGGGGACCGCCCGCATAGCGAAGACGGCAGGACTCGAACCTGCAACCGGTGGCTTTGGAGACCACTGCTCTACCAATTGAGCTACGTCGACAAGTGGTGGGCTTAACGGACCCACCGTGAACGGGAATACCCGAATCGGCCTCAACCGTGTTCGGGGTCCTTCAACCGACGCGTCGCGGTGATTCCAGCACCCACGCGTTGATGCGGCATTCTCTGGAAAGGGCGCATCTCCTGTAGCTCTCGAAGGACTCGAACCTTCACTGACCAGAACCTAAATCTGGTGCCTCTGCCAATTGGGCTAGTGAGCCGCACACCCGGTCGGGCTCGAACCGACACCTCCCGGTTTTGGAGACCGGGCGCACTGTCCTTGTGCTACGGGTGAGTGGTGCGGGGGTTCCCCTCTAGTAGGGGACCGCCCGCATAGCGAAGACGGCAGGACTCGAACCTGCAACCGGTGGCTTTGGAGACCACTGCTCTACCAATTGAGCTACGTCGACATGTGACTAGGATTTTGGGTCGCCCCATCAAGGCAGTGTTGCAAGCTCATCGACCCGGTATTTACTTTCCAACCTAGTAAAACCTGCGCGGAAGGTAGAGGTGTCGAACCCCCAGAATGGTTACTGTGTGCCGGTTTTCAAGACCGGGTGCCCCAGCCGGGGGCATACCTTCCAGCTCTCCAGAGAACCCCGCCCGCGTCATGGCTCCGAGGCCAGAGAGGCGGTTCGCGGGGACTTCTGGTGTATTCAGTTATTCGTGGTGTCTCAGAGCCGGATCGAAGGGTTGTTCCACGGTTGTGGTACCTGGGTATAGGTACTCACAGATGCGGATCTGGATCTTCGATTCGATAGCCACGCCGTTTGATTGGACGTTCTCCATACCTGCGAACACCGCACCGGATACCGGCTCGTAGTAGCACGTGCAGTTGTACCCCGACACGGATCCGGCGTGACCGAACCAGTTTGCGATGTTGAAATACGCAGGGCCATAACCGTAGTAAGACGGACCTTCGTACGGCCATACGTCCGACGAGTACACGGCGATGTTCTCGCGGAACGCGTGCATCTCGGGGCTTATACCCCATCCGTCACGCATCGCCTGACCCCAGCGCTGTATGTTGTCGATGGTCGACACCAAAGCGCCTGCGGACCCGACATACTCGGGGTTGACTACCGTCCAGTCTTGTAGGCCGAAGATGCCCGGACCAAGTCCACGACTGTAGGGTTCCGGCATGTTCGGGCTATCTGGCCAAGATGTTTCGGTCAGCCCTAACGGAATCCAGATGTCTTCCTTGAAGATGTCTCTACACCGTCGACCGGTGGCGGCTTCGAGGATCTGACCTAACACGATCATTCCCGAGTTGTGGTACGCGAAGTTCGTTCCAGCGGGCCAAGTAACCGCGTGTCCTTTGATGATGTTCATCTGAGTGTCTACCGTGACCGGGAAGGTCGGGAACAACAGCATGAACACCCCGTACGGGAACAACCCGATGTTTCCTGCCTGGAACTCGAACAGTCCGTCACGCATGCCAAGTAGGTGGCGGATCTTGATGTTCTTGCCGTCAGGCAGGCCCGGTATCCACTTCTCCAGAGTGTCGTCCAGAGACAAGATGCCTTTGTCTACCTGCATCAGGATCGCTGTTCCGGTAAACGACTTGGTCAGGCTGCCGATACGGAAGTGATGGGTTGTCGAGAGTGGGTACGACGTGATACCTGGTGATGCCGGGGACACCCCGTACGATTTGGTGTAGCTGCCTTTGGGTCCGGTAATCGAGATCATCACGCCCGGTTGACCGTCTTCGGCCATGCACTGCGCCACGATGTTGTCGATCGCTGTCCGGTCCTCCAACGACAACGAACCGTCCGCGAGGGTTCTTACGACGGCTGGGTCGTATGGGGATGATTCCGAGCCAGCGGAAACCGCTGTAGCGGTAAGTGTGTACGTCGAGTTCGGGTCCAGCCCGCCGAATGTGTACTCGGGGGAGGACTGGGGTGACGGCGTGACCTTGACGCCGTTTTTGTAGAAGTTGTATCCGGTGACCGTTCCGGCGTCGGGGGGAAGCCCGTTGACCTGAACCTTGATGGAAGTCTGGTTGACCTCGGTTACCGCGACGAATACCCGTCGATACTCGATGCTTTCGGCGGTCCACTCGATGCGAGTGAATCCGTCACCACCTTTACCCGCTGTGGCGACTGTGTTGCCACACCCTGCTCCACCACCACCGCCACCAAAGCGGCCTCCATCGCCACCGGTTCCACCGGCTGCGAACCAAGCGCCCGCTCCACCGCCGCCTCCAGCTCCGCCGTTGGGGATGGTGGCGTTGTCGGGTTTGACGCCAGGCTTTACGGAGTCTGTGCCGCCTGCACCGCCCGTGACGGTGGTGGAACTTCCACCTGCGCCACCGGGGGTTTGGCCCGTGTCCGAGCTATACGGGCCTCCCGCGCCGCCTCCAGCGCCCGCGTTATTGGCGTTAGTGGCACCGGGGTTAGTTACTGTGTTAGTCGCATCGCCACCAGGGGAGCCGGGGTACACGCGCACGCCGGACATACCGGTAACTGAGTACGTGCCGCCTGCTCCGCCGGGTATCGTGAACGGGCTGGAACCGACTGTGGTCGCTCCCGAGGAGCCTTTCTTACCGCCTTTGGCAGTCAGATTCACTCCACCGCTGGAGAATACGGAGTCGCCTCCGTCTCCCTTGCCGCCTTTACCTTGGACGACGCTGTAGGTCGCGCCCATCTCGGAGACAGGGACCCAGGTCCGCTCTATGCGGCCTCCACCACCGCCTCCTGAGTTGGCGGTCCAAAGACCCGTAGCGCCTTCGCCACCCGCGCCACCGGCGGCTTGGAGTGTCACCCAGGCACCCGTTGCCCCGTAGGGGACCGGGTAGTTGGTTCTGGCGACGTTGTTTTCGATGATGGGGGTGAACGCGGTCCATACGTCTATAGGACCGAGGCTTACCTTGGTGGCTTCCGTCTCCCCGGCGGCGAGCTTGGAAATGTCCGATGCTCCGACAGAGATACCCACCACTACGGTGTCCTTACGTAAACCGTCAGAGGGTCTTTCGTTTCGATGGCTGCGTACTCGGCCTCGGTACCAGCCCACAGCGTGAGTGATACCGCGCCGCTGTTGTTAGCCCCTACGACGACGGCAGGCTTGTCTGTAATGTCTCCCCAGGCACTCGCTCCAGCGGGTCCTGTTGGTCCCGCAGGTCCCGTGAGTCCGGTATCTCCCTTGTCCCCCTTGGGTCCAGCGGGTCCGACATCGCCTTGGGGTCCTTTGACTTCAACCTCAAACCAGGTGGCCCCGTTGGACACGTAGAACTGCCCGGTGTCGGTGACGCCCCACATTTCGTTAGTGTGGGAGCTGGCTGCCGGTAGGGATGCAAGATCTGCTGCGGTTCCATCCAGCGTCAGACCGTCGCCCTTGGGACCAGCGGGTCCAGTTGGTCCTGTGGGTCCAGCTGGTCCGGCATCACCTTTAGGGCCGAGTGGTCCGGCAGGTCCGGCGGGTCCGGTGATGCCTGGTGCTCCGGGGATAGAAAGCAGGCGTTCCCGGTAATTGTGTGGTTCTCCGATAACGCCCATGCGGTAGTTCCTTAGTCAGTTGATAACTTCGACAACGGCTGAGGCGAATCCCCAACCCGACTGTCCACCGGTTTGTGACGCTGAGCCATCGGAGGTTGTGTCGTTCTTCGTATTGAGTAGCGAGCCCGGTTGGAATCCCGACGCTGCCGACGCCTGACGTGTGAACCCCGAGGGGGCTGCGTCCCACGCCGTAGACTGTAAGTTGGTGTGCGAGTGGAAATAGAGCAGTACCGACGAGCCGTCAGAGTGTGTCATCGATACGGACGGTGATGTCGATGCAGCACCTGTACCACCCACGGAAGCATGCCCACCTATAGGGCTTGTGGCGTTCTGGCCACGGAGGACGGCCACGAGCATATGGCTGGCGCTGCCCCATGTACCCGAGGTGGTGTTCGTCGCGGTGGCTTTGAACCACGCAGTTGCTACACCAGAACCGCTGGCACTGTTGGCGTTGTCTATGTAGTTCCAGTTCGGGACGGTGCCCGACGCGGACGGTTTGGTTGGCGCGGTGGTCGTGTACATATTGATCGAACACACCACCAACAAGTCCCCTACTTGGTGTGCGGGGATAGTTACAGACGTGTTGGCGTTAGCCGCTGCGCTTATCAGCTGGACAGGTGTTGCGGCTGACCATATCTCCGAGGTGCCCCGATATACCTTCTGGACATCCGTAGATCCCAGTTTGAGACCGGCCAGGGCGGTTGATCCGAGATAAACCGCCACCGGGCCTCCTACGTTGTGAAATACAGGGTGTTCGCGTCTTTCGAGCCGAGAGCCGTGTACTGGGCTGCCGTTCCTACCCAGACGGTTAGTGATGTGGTCGTACCGTTGTTGGAGCCGACGACCTTCCCGGTTCCCAACTTGGACATAGCGATAGCCGCCGAGTTGTTGATGTCGGTGTCGGTGATCGTGCCGTCCGCGATTTGCGTCGTGGTAACGGCACCGCTGGCTATCTTGGCGGTGGTTACAGATCCATCGGTCGGTGTCCTGGTATCGGACAGCCGAGAGTCGTTACCGATGCAGACGGTGGAACTGGTGGTACCCGTTGGTATGCGCGCGATAGCCAGCGTCCCGGCGTTGATGTCCGACGCGTTGTGCGTATGCGCTGTGGGGGTACGAGCGTCTGACAGACGCGAGTCGTTCCCTTGGGTTACCTTGCCCGCGCCGGTACCGAAGTCGACAGACAGTGTGCGGTTGGCAGACAGGTCACCGCCACCGGTAAGACCTGTTCCGGCTGAAACCGTTGTGGTCTTATCGGCTTTCAGTCCGATGTTGGTCGAAACGGTGGTGGCGAAGTTAGGATCGTCCCCAAGTGCCGCCGCAAGCTCGTTCAGGGTGTCTAGTGCGCCTGGGGAGCCATCAACCAGCGCGGCGATGGCGTCAGATACCGCTGATTCGAGATCTTCTGTGGTAACCTCTCCAGGTGGCCCCTGGGGTCCCGTTTCACCGGTATCTCCTTTAGGCCCAGTGGGTCCGGTATCACCTGTATCGCCCTTGACGCCCTGGGGACCCTGGTCTCCGGTATCACCCTTGGGACCCTGGTCTCCGGTATCACCCTTGGGACCCTGGGGTCCGGTGTCTCCGGGGTCACCCTTGTCCCCCTTGGGGCCAGTTTCGCCCTGCGGCCCTTGCGGACCGGTTGGTCCTACCGGGCCTTGGAAGGGTATACCGTCGCCGTCTGCGGGCCAGCCAGATCCGTTCCAGAAGTACAGAAGACCGTCAGCGATCACCAAGTAGGTGTCGCCCGTCGCTGCCGACACCGGTAGATCGGCGTACGTCGGCACCGAGCCCGAAAGCTCTATGCCGGTGCCGTCTGCTCCAGCGGGTCCGGTCGCGCCAGTTGGTCCTTGAGGACCCGTATCGCCTTTGTCACCTTTAGGGCCAGCTGGTCCTTGGATACCCGTCTCTCCGGGGATGCCTTGTAACCCGGTATCGCCTTTATCGCCCTTCGGTCCTCGTGCCCCAGGCTGTCCGGGTACGGAGAGCATGCGGTCACCGATGTCGCCTAGAACAGATTCGATAATCATCCGACTCGTGAAACCCTTCCGGCGTCGATACCTTCACCGCCAGCGGGTTCACCGTCAGGCAGAAATACCAGCTGCCATAGGCAACGGTCCGCGATCTTGTCGGTCTCTTCCGATTCGACCTTGATGTGGGCCATAGAGCCTTCAAGCTCGAAATTCCAGATCGTTAACGGGTGCTTTCCGGGCTTGACGATGTCGACCTTGACGCTCTCGTAGCCGTTCACACCAGTCAGACCCGAGTCATCAACCGCCAGAGCGGGTTGTACGTCGTTTCCGAGCGCTCCGATGAACATCACTTGGTACGTGTGCGTCCAGTAGAAATCCAAGTGGACGATGTTGAAGACACCGATGAGTGAAGCTACCGAGTTGAATAGGTTGACGATCATCGTTGACGTCACGTCGACGGCGAACGTGATCAACCCGACCTCATCAAACGACTTGGTAGAGGTGATCTTCAGGATCAAGTTCAGGTTGTCGTGGATCGTGAAGTCGATATCGACGCCCAACAGATCCTCGAACGTGGCGAAAAACCCGTTCAGTGTGGCGTTTACGGTGTTCACCAACTGCTCGGTAAGCACGTGACCGGCGTTGACGTTGAGATCTAGTTCCCACGTGGGGTACAGGCTGGAAGGCTGTACAAAGACGTTCCCGGCTCCGATGGTGGGCAGAGCTTCCAGCGCGTCGGTGATATCACCAGAGAGGTTCTGGGGGTTCTCTACGACGTCGTTGTAGTCGATCGGGGCGGTCCACTGACCGCCGCGACCGAGCTTGTACGTTCCGCCGTTAGCCCCGGTTACGGTGACCTTCTGGAGGGCGTTGTGCTCGCCTCCGGTCTGGAGTTCGAAGTACATTTGACCGGCTGGATAGTCGACCGGTTGTTTGTTCTCGTCCACCAGCTCGAAATTCCAGGCGAAATCCCTGCCCTTCCAAAGGACTAGCGTGCTGCCTTCTGGCCGTAGCCCGATATCGGACATGGATCTCCTTGAAAGTTGTTCCGGGGGAGCGGAGCCGGTAGCGGGGCTCGCGGCGAGAGGAGGCCGAGACTGACGCTCCCCCGGTGGATCAGGTGTTCGTTGCGCCGAGCGCTTGTTTGAAGTGGTCGGCCATCGTCAGAACCTTCCCGCCTTCAGCGGTAGGGCCAGCGTTTCGTTCGATCTCCATCCGAACGCGGCGGCGGTCTCCTTCGGTGATCAGGAGGCTGGACATCATCTGGTTCAGAACTTGTAGCTTCATCACACCGATAGGCCGCTTCTCACCGGCCATATCACCCTTGACATAGACCGCGTTCAGTTCCTCGTTCAACGCACGAAGCATGAGGATCACGGTGAACCAGTCGGAGGGTTCGTAGAATCGCGACTGAGCTGACTGTCGAATCGACTCGTAGAAGGCGACTACGAAAGGGTCTGGGTCTTCGATACCTATCGAAAGGTCTGGTACGGGTACGACTCCGATAGCCGAAACCTTCTCGGTCGGCACGTCCGGTTTGTTTCTACGGACCCTCTCGTCGTCTCGTTTGGGTATAGGACCGCGTGATCCTGCCAAGGTAGCCTCCTGGGCCGTCAGACGGCTCCTGGCCGTCGTTTATCGCTGCCCTGGGTGACGTTCGGGGGGACGCTTGCGTAGGGCTCTGAGTTGTCGTTGGCGGTCGTTACCTTCCGCACTCGACTTGCGGGCGTGACACTTACTGCATGCAGCCCGAAGGTTTCCGTCCGAGTGATCGTCACCACGAACGATGTGGTCGACGTCCGAGGCTGCCCTTAAGCAGCCGAAGGACTCGATCTGGCAGAGGTGGTTGTCTCTGTCGAGGATTCGACGTCTGATCTCACCCCAGTTGGGTGGCAGCCGAGACTTTCGAGAAGATGACCAACTCATTGGACACTGGCGATGTACTCAGCCATCTCGGCTGAGTATGTGAATCTTTCCCCATCACCTGGGAGCCGGTATTCCTCGAAGCGCTGATGCATATAGGCTTCCGCTACGAAGCCACCCTTGATGACGGCCAGTGGTATCACGGGTGCGGAGTACTGCCTGCTTAGGGATTTCATCCGAGACTTAACCAGTGGTTCGGTATTGGAATAACCGATCTTTATGCAGCCATCCGGCAGTAGTGCAAAGTAACAAAACCCCGGAAAGTCGTCCAGTGTGTGGTAGCGCAAGCTTTGGTTGATGAGCGACCGCAGCCGCTTCTCACCTTTCGAAGACATAAATATCCATTCTGTGGGTGTGGAAAAGCCCCTCACGCGATAGCTAGTCGCCAGGGGCTCTACCGATCCACAGAGTCAGCAGCAGATTGGGGGGGTGGGGGTACTTCCGAGGCGCTAGCCGAGGAAGGACCACCGGGGGGTACCGGTGTCGACGGAGCCCCCGAAAGGGCTCCGTAGACCGACCTCGGACGCATCTCATGCGTCCTTCGGACTCCGGGTCCGCGACCCGGCCTTTAGGGGCCGGTCACGGCCCACCAACCGTAATTCCGTTACGTTAGGTAACTACATTACGTTGGTATACCGTGAGGCCGAAGGCCGAACCGACGAGAAGAAGCCGGGGACTCGGCTTCGCCTCGTCCTATATAGAGAACGGTAGTTCTCTTACCCTCTCATAGGTTAAATACCCGCCACTTACACCCCAAATGATCCCTCGTTACTAAATCGTTACCTACTTCACCTCTGTTTTATGACCCACCAGGCACTTTACATACGACCCGAATGGGTGTTCGACTTCTAAACCCGTACATGATGGCTCCTCCGCATTACCGCCCGATCCTGGGGGCCGGGGGAGGGGTGTCCCCCCTGGGGTACCGCCGACGCTCACCGCCGCGTCGGCCATGCCGTGCCCGTGCACGGGGCGCTTGCACGCAGTGCTGCGCTTGTAGGCCCTGCCCTGTGGGCAGTGCCGTGTGTGCACCGTGCTACCCACCCACGCTTACGTACCCATGCGTGTGTGCGTGGTGTCCACATTCGTATGCACGCACCACTTGACATACGGCCTGTGTGTAGTAGAGTGGTCGTATGTCAAACACATGGAAGCAACTGGCCCTCGCTACACTCACCGTTGGTGCGTTCTGGGTAGGACTGCCCACTGCGGTAGAAGCAACAGCCCACGCGGATACAGCCTCCGTATCAATACCCGGAGATGACAACAACGACGGGGTAATAGACGAGGACGAGAGCGGCTGGTACTGCGTCGACATGGGCAACCGCATCTGTGGCCCCGACAACCCGTGGGGCGTACCGGCAGGGCAATACGACGAGGGTGGCGTACTCGTCACACCGTGGTCGGAGATGAACAACACCGCTCCCGCGCCACAGGCGGGACAACGGGTGTTCTACACCGAGTCCAACCAATGGGCCACGATCATCGCTGTCACGCCCGAAGGCTGGCATGTGCAGTACGACTCGGAAGGGTGCTAACCAACAAGGTACCGGCCGAACCCCTGACCTACGGGTTGGGGGTTCTTTCGTGTCTGTGGTCGACGTACAGCCACCGAGGTGTGAGCCGTGTGGAAACGGGTGGGTAGGCCGATTACCAGCCGCGCGCAGAGGCGCACAACCACTTGACATACGACCGGCAATGAGTTAGAGTACAGATACAACTTCAGAACGGGCATACAAACGTCAAGTGAACCCATACGCCAGCGGGTGAGCGAGCGCATAGAGCTAAAGCAACACGGCTTGACATACGGCCCACAATCTGATAGTTTGATCGCTAGAGAACATAGTTCTCGACGCAAAGCGCAGAGGCTACAACTGAATAGCAAGGATCGTAGATCGCTTGCAAAGCGCTGAGACTTCGTCTCTAGCGCACAACAACCAGCCAGCAAGATCTAGGCGAGACACACCGGTTACCCCGGCTGCGGATAACAACCGCCGAGAGCTCTACGACCCTAGTGCAAATCCCAGAGATGGGGGCTTGGCGATCACAAACATAAACATACGCGCTGCACACACGTGCTAGCGCTAGCCACGGCAGGCTCGCCCTCTCGATATGACCGTAGAGGTTTGGTTCGATTCCAAACGTGGCACTAGAAGATTTGAGCTACTACCGATAAGGACTAGATAGATGAATGATTACTGGGCGGGTAAAGGTGTTGACCAAGTCGTCGCTGCCGGTGACACCGTGCGTAATACACACAGCGGTGAGACCTTCCGGGTATTACGGGTCAATCGTCATAACGCCGTGGCGATCAGCAACCAGTACGGCAATCAAGTAGCCATCCCACGCCACCAATTCGTAGAGGGTGACTTTCAGGTGAGTTGCCACCAAGCGGAAGAGGAGCGCCGCTTTGCGGCAGAACGGCGTGCAGACTTGATCGAGGTCCGCATCGGATCAGAGCTGCGCTATGTCCCTAGGGAGATGGCAGAGACACTTGAGCTGCTTCTGCGTGACCACGACGAGCTGGGAATTTGCAAGGCTTTCACGGGCGGCGTGGTGTTCTGATGGGTACCTGCGGGCAGAGCGCCGTGTATGTCGTAGACACCGGAGATGAAGACATCTACGTCATCGCAGACAGTGAATGCGAAGCCGCCGAGCACGCAGCCGCACTTGTCGGACACGAGGTCAACTATGCCGAACACTACTCAGACGATTTGACCGACCTACCCTACTAATCCACTACTACATACCAAGGATAGAAACAATGGCATTCAAGATAGGTGACACAGTGTCATCGAAAATAGATGGCGTCGGCCAGGTGGCCAAGATCGAAAATGGTCGCTATCCCTACGTCTATGTTGACTACCCGGACGGCACTGTTGGATATCCGATGGCGACAGCAGCGCGCAAGCTCACAGCACTAACCCATACCAACTAATAGACCCTTTTATTTACCCAAGTACTTGACATACGACCCGAACCGACTTAGGAGAAGATATGAGCGCAATGGCAGAGGTCGACCAGGCCATCAAAGACTTGGGTTGGTCGCTAGACGACATGCGGTCGGAAGACTTGGCCGAGGTGTACGCGATGGGGAAGATCGCCAACGACCCGGAGTACCTCCACGACGCGTCCGCCAGCTTGGCCTCCATACCCGGCTGAGTGGCCGCCCCCTCAGTCTCCAAGAGTTCGACGATGCCGGTAGCGGCCAATGACCGCCATTCCTCTGCTGTGGGCACCCCGAGAGACTCCTATATATTGGGGCCCGGTTCAGGTGAAATGCCCGCGGCTCGTATGCTACGCCGCTCACCAGCGCATACTCTGACATTTTGCGTCGCAGGCTGAAGCTACGGACTTTTAATCCGTAGGTCGACGGTCGGTGTCAGCTCCGAATCGTCGAGCGAGTCCCTGATCGATTTGCGGCGACGGTATCGCAGCGCGGCGGTCACGTGGCCGAACAGTAGGCGGTCTCGTTCTGGGCATAAAAAAGCCCCGCTCGTCGAGCTGGTGCTCGACCTGCGAGGCAAGAGGCAGTCTTGCAGCGGAGGCGTGCGTCAGATGACGCGTGGAGCTACGACATCAGAGACCTTTCGGGCATGCCAGGGGGCTGGTTCAGCGTCTCGGGCGACGGTCGATGAGGGCTTTGATTAACGCCTCGAGGCGTTGGGCGGGCTCATCACGGCGCCCGAGAATAGCGATGTAGATCAGTGGTACCAAGAGCCAGACGAGAGCCCAGGCGTGCGTGACTACGTCCATGTGTCGTTACCTCCTACGGCAAAGCCGCACAACGGGCGTGGGATGCGTTGCCCGAACGGTCCTACGCAACCCGCGAACAGGTCATGGAAGCAGCTGCCCGTGAGATGGCTAAGTCGGTACAGGAACTACACCGGCCAACTGGTTGGGGCGGCGAGTGTGTCGTCTGCTTTGACAGTGAGGGCCATGGCATTGCGTGGCCCTGTGAGACCGCTAAACGGGTCTACCCAAGTGAGGAATTAGGACTATGAGCGACCAAGCAATTGCGGAAGTAATAGAGCGGCTAGAGGCGGATGAGAAACGCAGCACTGAACAGATCAACGAGTGCTACCAATTTGCCCACCGGTACCCGAATGTTCCCGCGAACTGGGAAGCAGTGGCGGAATGTCGCGGCGAGCTGTTCGGTATACGTCTAGCCCTCTCCTATCTACGTGAGCCACAACCCTAACCGCCCACGATAAAAAGGCATGAGCTATCGCTCATGTCGAAACCAGACCGCCCCCAACGGTTACCTGAAAACGTGCCAACCCGCTGACAAAAGCTCTGGGAGCTTTTCCGCACTCCTAACTCTGCGGATAGGCGGGATGGTCGGGCCTAGTTGCCCACGGATGGTGGCGCGTTCGAGTCGCGCCGGGGGCACCAAATCAAAGGTATGACAACCGCCGAATCAGAGATTCGGGGTCCAAGCGTGGCGATCTCTGATCGCAAGCGCCACAACATAAGGAGCAACATGACAACGCTGTCGGTAGTCGATGTTGAGAGCATCGTCGGAGAGATGCCTGCGCAGGTGTGCGAACTGCATGACGTGCAGATGAACCCGCTGTGCGATAGTCAGGCTGAATGGTTGGCGCGTGTACACCTGGCCAACCCTATCGAGATCACCTGCAAGATTGCGGTAATGGCTTTCTGCGATAACCATCTACACGAGGTGCAGGAGATCATCAACAACGATCCGCTGCCGTTCTGTTTTGTTTGCGGGATGGACTCACACACCGAGTTCCACGCGGTGCGGCTATGACCGCGTACTACGTCCTACAGATCGCCGACCTGTCGGACCCGCACAACCACCGGTATTCCACTGTCCACCCGTCCAATTGGGACGAGGGTGAAGGTTTGGTTGCCGCTCACGCGGCAGACAACTCGTATCGGATGGACATCAAACACCACGACGAGAACAAAACTACGTGGTGGTTAGTCTGTCCGACAATGGGATTCGCAGGATACGCGACGTTGGAAAGGATATTCGAATGAGTGAGCTAATACTACAGATTCGTGACGTGTCGGACAATGACAATCACCGGCATACGGTGAGACACCCGAGTGATTGGGGTCAAGCCGAAAGCATTGTTATCAATTATGCGTCGGACAACCAGTTAATCGTATCGGCTGACTTTGAAGTTCCCGGCTATTACAAGTTTTGGGGTCTTACCAAGGACGGTTGCGTTGTTGGGGATGCAGTCTTGGAGCTACGGCTGTGACGTTCATCGTGTACCTGTGCCTGATCTTCCCGGTAATCCTCACTATCACAGCGTATTTGGAGGCTTGATGAAGTTCTACGAGGCTGTGGAACAGCTTGTACAGGACCAATATACCGACTGGGGTAAGGGCTATTACAAGAGTCCTGTGGTGTTCGCGCTAGCATCAACACAGGTATCTATCGCCTACCGAGTGTTCGAGTGTCTGGAAGACGACTCGTCAATCGTGGACATCGAGTTCGGTACCTTTGACAACTGCCGAGAATACGGATTGACAGTTACGGCGGGGGACTGGACATTCTGCGCTTACGAGCACAGGAACAGCGACCAGATACACATCGAAGGTTGCCCCACAACGGATATCCAAGAGTGGGGGCCGTACGGCGGCGACGACAAGTTCGACACCCTTGCACACTACGGTTGGCAACGATATGAGTCTGCGGCTAGTGGTCTCCGGGCTGCTGTGCGAGCGGCGCAGAACCGAGCAGGGGAGAACATGTCTCGGATCTACGTTAGACAACGAATCCGCCTCGCCAGCTCGGAATACTACGTATGAACCTAATCCGTCCGACCGCAATAGGTTTGGGCTTGGCCCTGGCCCCGATCACCTCACCTATAGTGGCGCACGCTATACCCCTGACGTGTGAACACCGGGGTACCGCACACGTTGAAAGACACGGCGGTATAGACAACGACAACGCGTACCACGTGTCTCGGGGTGAGCTACCCAACTGCGATAAGGGCGATGCAGATCCTCACCAGGTGGTGACGCCCACGGCCCCAACGACATACGTCCCGGTACCGGTTCAGACCGAAGAAGACGAAGACAACGATGACCATCATCATTGGCACAGAAAGAACAAGTGGTGGAGAGATGACTAACGAACAACACGAGAGCTCGACCGAGGACCCCTGGTTCCGGAACGTACCGGACGAGCAACTGATGTCCGACCTGGGTATCGGCGGCGGGGCTCTATCCGCCGCGTTAGAACAAGGTTTGAAGATCGGTAAGGGATCGCCGGGTGGTCTCACCGAGATCTGGAATATCAAGACCGTAGACGAAGAAGAGGATTGACATGACAACACAAGCAGAGAACGCGATCCGAGAGACGGCATGGCACTACCGGGAAAACGAATTCACAACCGGTGGGTTGACTTATGCGTTCGTACGTCCGATGCATGAGCGGGCCAACGACTACATCATGGTTAGGTACCCCGAGGGTGGACTAGGTATCGTCGCGGAGCGATGGGACAAGAGCCTGCGCCGATTCCGATACAACATCGGCGGGGTCAACATGCTTAAGTCCGAGATAATCTCACGGTTCGGCCTTGAGCCCGTTGTAAACCCCTCTGCACAGGTGGTTCCGCTGCATACCGTGAAGGAACCGTACGATCGGGTAATCGATATGTTAGACGAGTTGGTTAGCACACACGGTATGAAGTTCCTTGTAACACAGGCTAAGTTGGCTAAGGCGGCCCAGTTGACCGTACCGACACTGCGAAAGTACTTACGTCAGTTGGAGACAGCCAACCACATCGAGGTAGAGGGTTGCTTACAAGGTACCTGGATCACGGTGAAGGACGCCTCGTGAAGATCCCGAACAGCATCGAAGACGCGGTACTCGACCTAAAAGGCTTGGGCGAGTTGATCACCGCCTCGGAGTGGAAGCGTGCCGCTTTGGTATGGGCATTCACATACGAGGGGACGAATCAGAACGACGCTTGTTCAGATGTGAACAAGCGCAGCCTGTCGTCGTTCGCGTCACTGAAAGTGGCGGGACTGGGGTCACGTACAACGATCATCAAGTACCGGCGCGCCTGGTCTCAAGCCATCACGGACGGCGTTGCCACCGATGTAAAACCCGGTGACCTGATTGATCTTCCTGACGTCGAGTGGCAAGAGTACTTCAACCCGCCGCTGCCCAAGATGGACAAGCCATCTGTACCCGCCAAGCGCCCAGGCACGGCGCTAGCCAAGTGGGACGAAGAGTCGTGGGACTCTGAGAAGATCAACTCGTCTGATCGGTTGGTTCGCATGTCCGACGTCATGTGGGACACGTTGGACGGCGTCAACAACGAGAAGCTAGTACGTGTGGCCCAGTCGATCATCGACTTTGTGGGCGATGAGAACAAGGCTCGTGGCATCGCTCGGATGATGCACTCTGTGATTGAGTTTGTGTCCGAGTACAAGTCAGCCACGCACGCGTGACCAACTAATCAAACAAAGAGGTTTGATATGTCTATTACGACCCCCGTGGAATACGAAGACTTGATGCTCCCCGAAGCTATCAAATTGGAGACGCGGATTTACGACGATCTGGAAGACTTGGACGGGGACCAATCACCGATCGCCGTCAACAATCGGTACTTCTTGCAAACGTTGTTGACACAGGTCCAGGAGCGAATCGGGCATCTTACAGCACTTCTCACTTTCTAGATAGGGCACAACTACTCTATCTAGTTGATGAATCTATAAGAACCCGGACATACGTACTGGTCAAGGGCGTCTTTGGTGAACCGAGGTGTGTTAGATAACGATTTGGTAACGAGTGACATACGCGTCAAATCTTTGTGAACACTTGTTGTAATCTGTGTCACAGGACGGGGACTCCTGATACGTCACAGCCCGACGAAAGGGGCCTATATTGCTATGCAACCACTTGACAGCTAGCCTTGACTGTATTGACTGTCAACCGAGCTGGAGGAATAGATGGACGAAACATATGCATCCGGTTTGACCATAGGGATCATTCGACAACTGAAAAATGAAGGGTACAACCACAGCCAAATTGCGGAGATGTTCGGGGTCACCCGCCAGGCAGTTTCGTACCTATGGAGGAAGTACGACGGAACGCCCACCATACGGCAGCGTGTGGCCGAGGCTCTTCCGTTCGCGGTGCCGGAGAAATTCAACCGGGCACAGCCACTAGCGCTGCTGCGAGACCACGCCGAGCACATGATGCAAGGCAGCGACCGTTTTACCGAACGTCGACGCAGCAAGTTACGGTCGTTCTACAAGAAACTTAGGGACGAGAACCTGGTTGTTGAGTACGACCCGGAAATCCCGTCTGACCCAGGGGTATGCAAGCCAGGAGGGTTTGCTTACAGGCCGAGAGAGCCGCGTGATAAGGGTCTGATGATTCGCGTGAACGAACACACTCACATAACTGAATACGGAGAACAGATATGGAAATTTCCGCCACGCGAACCCTAGAAAGCAGGACCCGACGTGCTACAAGCCGCTGCGCACACAACACCCCTAATCGCTTACGTACCTTGGCTTGTGGCCAGGACGATGATGATGTCTGGCAATCGTGTTTTGTTGGTCAACCGTAGTATTGCCCTACCGGAGACCAGCGAGATATACCAACCGGTGTTGGAGTTCTTGGCGGAGAACCGACATACCATCCAGGTGGGTCCCTACGTAACACTCGATGAGAACATGGCCTCCAACCATGCGATCTACACAATCTACAGACTGGCGGTGCCGTAGTGAAACTCAGTGTCTCCCAGTACAAACAGTACGAGCGGTGTCCTATGGTGTGGTACCTATCTCGGGTTGAGAAGGCGTGGCAGCGACCGGCAGCGTGGCTACCGCAGGGGTCTGCGGTACACGAAGCGGGGGAGGCGTGGGAGCGATCCGGTCGGACGATGACCCTGGAAGAGATGCAACAGGTCTACACCGAGTCGTACGACAACCACGTCAATACATATTGTGACGTAACACCGAACTTGGAGTGGTGGTTCTGGTCGGGACCGTATAACGGCGAAGCCGATATCAACCGCCGATATGACCTCGGACTACAGCAGTGTGGCCGGATGTTGGACTGGTACGGGAAGCACCAGGACGAGGTCGTGTGGATCGCGCCGGACGGCACGCCCGGTATTGAGCTCGGGTTCGACATCGACCTAGACGGTATCGAGATCCGTGGGTTCATCGACTTGATCATGTCAAACCTCTGCGGTGATGAGATCTACGTCCGGGACAACAAGACGGGTAACAAGCCTAGTGATGACTTCCAACTCGGAGTCTACAAGGTGGCGATGGAAGTGACCCACGGCGCGTATGCGCCGACAGGGGACTACTGGATGGGTAAGACTGGAAAGCCCACCAAGCCATACGATCTCACCGACTGGACCCGAGAGACGGTGCGGGACAAGTTCGTAGAACTACAGGACAACATCAACGCGGGAAACTTCCCGCCAGACCCGGAGCCGTCGAAGTGCCGGTTCTGCGATGTTTCGTATTCATGCCAATACAGCCAGGCTTAGTGCTTGACATACGACCAGGAGGTTCGATGGGTGGCCCAATAAAGATCGGTCCCCGGTCAGTGACTCGGGACGGTAAAGAGTACCCGTTAGAGCCGTGGCAGATGGCTAAAGTCACACGGGTGTATGAAGAGTTGACTGAAGACGGCTGGCCCCCAACGGAGGCCGAAATGTCTGACTTCAATAGATTCGTGACGTTGATGACTCGGTTGGACGACACCTGGCGGCTACTAGATCGGGTGATCGCTACAGACGTCCACCCCACGATAGACGGTGAAGACTGCTACGTCTTTATAAAAAAGGGTGGGGATCGGCCTACAGATCGGTGGTCGATTACGTACAAAAGGGTTTCCGCCTTCTGGGGTTAGAGAGGATATATTATGAAGACCCTACTTGCGGCTGTAATCGCTGTGCTGTCATCGGGTTTCGCCGTACCTTCTGCCGCTGACCCATATCACGATCCGTACCACCCTGACTACATCCGGGGCTGGTGCCCCGGTGGTGGGACCAACGAGGGTGTAGGTGTGTCGTCCTCCAACCTGACGGGTTGGTGCAACGGCGTTCAGTACCCGGACGGGACGTTTTGGCACCAGACGGCGTACACGTCGTTCGGCAGATTCCGTATCGACACCGCGTGCAAGACGCGGAACGGGATTCTGTTGTCACCCGCGCCTTCTGGTGGATGTGGAGGTGAGTGGGGTTGACCGACCTAGACCGAGTGATGCACGAGGTCAATAGACGCTCGGATAATTGGGGTGTAATACACAACAATATGCACCGACAGCGAAACCACCCACTGTGCCCGTGGTGCGGTATTAGGGGTCCGGTTGCTAACACTTAGACAGGCGTTGTACCAGAAGAACGACTCAGGTGTACCACTACCCACGGTGTGGACGTCGTTGGAGAAACACGGTATCCGGTTCCTGCAAGGTCAGTATGTGATGGTCTGTGCAGCACCGGGTATCGGTAAGTCGGCGTTCGTCCTGACGAAGGTGTTGAAGTCCGGGGTACCGGCGTTGTACCTGTCGGCTGACTCCGACGAATTCACCCAGGCAACCCGCGCTATGTCGATCCTGAACGGGTGGACGATGGAGAAGTCGGCGCAGATGTACCGCGACAACAAAGAACGAGCGGTGCAGACGCTAGACGACTCTCGGGTGTTGTTCGACTTCAACCCCAGTCCTACGCTCAAACACATCGAAGACGTAGTCAACTCCACGTTGGAGCTGTGGGACGACTACCCGCAGATCATCGTGGTAGACAACATCACCAACGTGATATCGGGGTTCGCCGGTAATGACGAGGACCCGTTCGGCGGGTTGGAGTCGCTGAACGACTACCTGCATTCGATGGCCCGGAACACCGGGGCGTGTGTCGTCGGGCTGCACCACGTGAAAGGCGACCACAACGACGGGAACAAGCCAATACCGTTGTCGGGCATCAAAGGTCAGATCTCGCGTACACCGGAGATGATTCTGACGTTGCACCGGATTCCGTCTGACCACGGCCCGGATACGTTGAACGTCTCGGCGGTGAAGAACCGGTCCGGTAGGGGGTTCCCGTCCGGACGTTCGTACGTCAGCCTTCAGTTCGACGGTAAAACGATGGATATCAAGGATTTTCAGTAGGCTTCGTACTTGACATACGACCCAACAACCTAACAACGAGAGGAGCCGCCGATGTGCGGACAGTGTGAAGCGTCAGACGATCTGATGGAACCGTACGACGAGTGGCGGTTGGAGGGTTTGGTCAACGCGTACGAAAAGGTGAACGACGCCCCCGTCGACTACGAAACCGCCAAGCGGTTGTTGGGCCACGCGCGGGAGTTGCGTTCGTGGTTCAACGCCGAGAATCACTGGCGGAACAACATCTTCCGGTGGCTGGAAGCTGAGAAGCAATGGCAGATCCACCAGGACCTCGTCAACAACGACCCGGTGTACAAGGCGGCAGAACGTGGGTGGCTCGCTATGCGTGAGTTGTGCCCGCGTTTGGACGGGGTCGACACCTTCGCCCAGATGGGCACCCTACTTACAAATCGTTACGCCGTATTCGCCAAAGCCGTTCTAGACCAACAGGAGAACTAACCATGACCACCATTATTACCCCGATGGCACTCGCTAAGCCCAGCTTGGTAAGGCAGCGTATCGGTTTCGGTCTTATCGACCGGGTGCCTACGACGTGGACCCACAAGAGGGTCGACCCGGCAAGCCCGGACCCGAAGCGTCCGTTGATCATCGAGACCAAGATGACCGGTTGGGCGTACAAGAACCCGTTGGCGGGCAACGTGTCTCAGCTGAATGTGGACCGGTTTATCGAGCGGGTAGGCGTATGAGACTCCTTCCGTTCATTGTGTACTCCGAAGTCGTGTACCACATCGGTGTGGTCATGGGTGCTTTCGGAGGGGTTTACGGGTGGTATCCGTCATGAACCTGTCTATCGATGTGTTTGGCGTCCGTTTTGCTGATCTGACACTTGACATACGGCCTGCCGAGGCGGTGGAAGTGGACCGTATCGCCCGCAGGGGTGTTCGTGCGCTGTCCCGTTGGTGGGCGGAAAGGATGTTCTAGATGAGCACGGATAGGTGGCCGGAAGACCACGGACCCTTCCGGGTATATGTCGCCAAATACCAATACATGAGCCGAAAACTGCTACCGAAGTCCCAACACCGCCCATTCATAGATGACGGTGTTTTCGGGGAGATGTATCAAGGCGACAGCGAGGGCGCTCGTGAACTCGCAGCGTGGCTACTCGCGGCTGCGGATTCGTATGACGAGTTGGCTAAGGAGATGGGTTATGAAGCTGGAACCGACTGAAGCGCAGCGGAAAGCGATTATCGGGTTTCTGTCCCGCCCATACCCGCACTACGACCCGTACAAACCGGATTATGAGGGTTGGTTGGACGCCTTTCTGGCTGCTGCTAACAGCATCCCCGAGGGTCCACCTGTTGGCACCATCGCACGACGACCAGACGGGGCATGGATAGCCGATCGCCGGGTGCACGACGACGGAGAGGTTTACTGGCTGTATTCCAAGGGTTCGTTCTTCGAACTTGGGGACGGCAAATGGCCCAAGCCACACGACGCTGATTCTTGGCCTGTCATCTTCGCTCCCAACGAAGTTGGTAGCTCGGAGCACTCCGCCTCTGACGGAGATGCGTACGACCCGGATCTGGATTGGTTCCCTCTGGGCGAAGAACCTGTTGTCCCACGGCCCGAACCGACAGAGCCGATAGGCCCTGAGATCTGGCGGGTAGCAGGGTGGTTGGAGGAACACGACGACGGGGAGCCGTACGAGATCTACACACCGGACGGCTCGTACGGGTAAAGGTTGTCTGCGTCGAAGGTCGGACACCACCCGACAGCACAACAGGAACCGGAATACACCATCGATTCCGCGTTTAAAGAACGGGCTAAGTACTGGGACAACAGCATTGTCACCACCACTAAGCGGGTTCCCCGTGCACTTCCCTCGTTGGACTGTGAAGAGGCGCGAGACGGCACGGTGTGGGGGGGAGGCGTATCCGGGGGTGTGGACCTTCTGGCACAACGGGGTGTGGATGACAAATCAGGGTGAAGACGGTGGACAGTACCCCGTCCAGGAATCCGGACTACTGGTCCGTTTTGGACCGTACACTGAGGTGCTTGATGTGGGGTGACATCGGTTGGGCCGCAGTGGTTGCCGGTGGTTACGTCCTGGCGGTGTTGGTGATCTGCGGAGTAGGACGTGACGGCTAAGCCCCGTCTTTGCGTGGACTGCCGGTCGGAAGGCATCACGACCAAACGACCGGCACCGAATCCGGGTCCGCGTTGTGCTTCGCACCACCGGGTTAGGCGAGCCAAGACCCGTTCTGCCGCTTGGGAATCTCGGTTGATGAAGAACTTCGGATTGACACCGGAAGACTACTGGAAGCTGTATGAATACCAAAACGGTAGGTGCTATCTGTGTCAGAGAGCGTCGGGTCGTACGAAGCGGCTAGCGGTTGATCACGACCATTCAACCGGTTTGGTTCGGGGGCTTCTTTGTTCACACGACAACCTGAAAGTCATTGGCCACAGCCGGGATTCGGTGGAGTTCTTCCAACGAGGTATCCAGTACCTCACTAACCCACCGGCGTTCGACGTGATCGGCAAGATCGTCGCGCCAATAGAACTACAGGTCAAGGAAACAACATGAAGAAACGACAGTGGTTATCACTCGCAGATGTTCCGAACAACATCCGGGTTCGGGATAACGATGGCGACGTTTGGAAGTTCAAGAGAGGCGGTTGGAGATTTAGATCGGGTGCTCTGGGTGGCAGGTGGGTTGAGTGGTACCCGTACGACCTGCGGTCAGCGGACGGGGCTGCACCGTTCACGGAGATCGTGAAGTGACCGGTGATCGTATCCGTCATATCGCACTACTACCCGGATTGGTCACCGCCTAGTACCGGACCCGGTTGGCGTCGTTGTCGTTGCCCGTTTCATGGGGACGAAACCCCTTCGGGTGCAGTTCACTACGAGTACGACGCGTTCTCATGCCTGGCGTGCGGGACTAAGGGCGATGCGATAGCGATTGTGAAAGCCCGTGAGGGGGTGAACTATTCAGAGGCAAAGCGCCGAATCCAAGAGATTCTTGAGGGAGGCGACGGAGAAGTACCACCGAGTGTTACAGGGCAGCCCCGCAGAAGAGTATTTGGTGAGTCGGGGTCTAACAGTACCGGCGATAGTGGACGAACCGGAAGACAAGGCGTACTTCCGACTCGGGTACGTAGACGACCCTTTACCGGGGCATGAGATGTACCGGGGGATGCTGGCTTTACCTTATCTGCGTAAATCATACGAGTTCGGTTGGGGCGTAGCGTCTATCCGGTTCCGGTGTATCGAAGAACACGAACACCACGGTCACGGTAAGTACATGACGGTCGCGGGAGATAGACCCCGGTTGTACAACACCTTGGCGCTGTGGAAACCGGTGGAGACCGTGGCGATCACCGAAGGTGAGCTAGACGCTATTGCCGCCGAGTCGTGTGGTATCCGAGCGGTCGGGGTTCCGGGTGCCACTTCGTGGCAACGGTATTTCCGAGAACCGTTCCTCGGGTATCAGACGGTGTACATCCTCGCGGACGGGGATGACGCCGGTATGCAGTTCGCCAACACCGTTGCGTCGGATCTACCGAACGCACGGATTGTTCCGATGCCAAAAGGCTCGGACGTTAACGACTTCGTTCTCAGAGAAGGACGAGAAGCATTGAAAGACAGGTTGAAATGAGTGTTTACTACCCCCGACGTACAGATGCTGTTGTGGCCATCACCTACAACGATTCACAGTCGGTAGAGGATATCTACGATGCCCTTGGGGGGCCAGAGATGACGATTACTGTTAGACCTCATCAGGCCGACATCCTGGCGGGTAACGGCTTCCGGGTGGGGCAGGGGATGGTTGTGGTGATCGACCCACGTACCCGGCAGGTCTTGGAGACCATGGACTCGTGGGACTTCGCAGAAAAGTACAGCAAGGACGGGTTGTGACCGACCGGGCGTTCGTAGTTCTGCCCAAGCCTGGATCTGTACGCCGACGCGTGGACAACCCATTTGCAGGTAGTGAGGAAGTGGCACCGTTACCCCCGAAGCGCCGGGAGAATACATATCGAGATGAAGCTATGCAGGACTGGGTATTTGGCCTTCGAAGGTTCCTAGTCGCCAGCTACGGAGGCGTGTTCCAGCGGTTCGACAACGACGGCGCGGATGGCTGGGGCACGTTAGAGAGGATCTCGTGGCCTGATAACCCCTACCTACCCGATGGACAGTCGGTGGCAGTGTGATTCAAGTATTCGGGAAGCCGGGTTGCCCTGGCTGCGAACAGGTTAAGAAGCTGTTGGACCGCGAAGGTGCGGTGTACGAGTACTACGACATATCGACAACGGATAATGACTGGGCGATGGATGTTCTGAAAGAACATGGCGTCAAGCAGGTCCCGTTGGTGTTGTCGTGGACCCATCAACCGATCGTCGGGTTCAAGCCCGACGTGATCAAACAAGTAGTGCGGGCTTACGAGCAATCCGCACCTTCGGGCGTACCGCCCTTGACATACGACCAGGAGGGTCGGTGACAGAGAGCATTTTGCAAGAAGCAGAACGGATCATCAACGGGGACAGGGCCGAGCAGTACGGTGACCCAAAGGTTATGTTTGAGCGTATCGCGGAGTTCTGGACATCGTACCTGTACCCGTTCACCGAGGCGTTAACACCGGTTGACGTAGCCAACATGATGGTCCTACTTAAGATTTCGCGGTCCAAGGCGGCGGTTGATCGTGGCGAATATCACCGTGACGATCACGTCGACATCTCCGGGTACGCCGGTCTGACGGAGAAGCTGGTCGACACTGCCAAAGCCGAACCGCGAGTGTGGCTGTCGCTTACTGACGTCCCGGACGATGTGTCTGTTAGGGGGCGGGACGGATCGGGACCGTGGACAGCGGACGACCGCAACGCGTTCGATTACCACGGACCGTTCACGGAGGTGCTCGATGGCTGACGAGGAGTGGCGACCGGTGATCGGTTGGGACGGGTATGAAGTGTCCAACTACGGCAACGTTCGTAGTTACCGGAAACCAGGTCGGGGCAACCTTTACGTCGAGCCCCGTCCGAGAAAGCTAGTAGAAGACTCAGACGGTTACTTGCGACTAGTTCTCTCAAATGGGCCTAGGAGAAAGTTTAGGGGTGTACATCAACTTGTCGCAGAAGCCTTCCTAGCGGAATCACAGTTTGAAGGCGCGATCGTTCTCCACAAAGACGACAATCCGAAACACAATCACGTCAGCAACCTAGAGTGGGGCACCCACGCTGACAATATGCGAGATCGTATGACCAACAAGGGGTTAGGGGTCAGGCTATCCGCTGACGATGTAGTTGAGATCAAGCGCCTGTACGAGATGGGATTTACACAACGCGAGATAGCACGTGTATTCAGAACAACTCAATCGTACGTACACAACCTAATCTCTAGCAAACAGCGGAAGGATGTCGCATGACAAGACGTGTGGCAATAATTTCGGACATCCAATGGCCTTATCACGACCGTAAGGCCGTCAAAGCGGTCATCCAGTACATCCACGACACACAACCCGAAGAGGTTGTGTTGATAGGTGATTGTCTAGATTTCCCGCAACCGGCTCGGTGGTCCAAGGACACCCGATCGGAGTTCGAAGGGTCGATCTACAACGACGTCAAAGGATTCCAGGAGAAGGTGTTGGCCGTCCTGCGGGACGGGTACGACGGTCCTATCGGGATGCACGAAGGCAACCACGATCTACGACCACGAGCGTACTTGGAGAAGTACTCCCCGGCGCTGGCGGGAACCAACGCGTTCAACATCGAAGTGCTTTGTGACTTCGAGCAGTTCGACATCACGTTGTTGCCGACGTTCTACGACATCGCTCCGGGTTGGGTCTCTACCCACGGTCACCTTGGAGGTATCTCGCTGAATCGGATCGCCGGTAACACCGCTATGGGTGCGGCCCGGAAGTTCAACAAGTCGGTCGTGATGGGTCACACCCACCGGCTCGGGATCATCTCCGAGACACGGGGTTACGGCGGTAAGGTGACGTCTCAGCTGACCGGTATGGAAGTCGGGAACCTGATGGATATGACGCTGGCCCACTACCTCAAGGGCGGGACGGCGAACTGGCAGCAAGGTTTCGGTCTTCTGACGGTTGATGGGCAGCACGTGAAACCGGAAATCGTAGAGATCAAGAAGGGTCGATTCTCGGTCGACGGGGAAGTTTGGGAGGTATAGGCGCTATGAACGGAGTTCATGAGCTGGAGGCCCCTGTCTTTGACAGGAGCCGTACTTGACATACGGCCAGACGGATCGATTGGTCGGAGATGGTTGGGTACGGCTGAAGGTGGGAAGCCAAAGGGCTACAGATGAATACCTTTTACACCCCACCCGTCCATGGTTGAAAGCGGACCTAGCCCGTACCGATGGATCGGCACAAATCGACCTGACGTTCTACGAGATTGTGGCGGACTTTTGGCTGAGCTTGACACGGTAATCGACGGGGTCTTCAGACGAGCCGCTACGAAAGCGTTGTTGGAATGGGGCTGGGACGAGAGCCAATATCTAGAGGATCTAACACAGTCGATGTGGGTCTGGTATCTCGAACGTCCCAGTGTTCAAACACAGTTCACGCGACTGATTGAAGACGACCAGACGCCGCTTGTGCGGAACCTGGCCAACAAGGCTGCGGAGCAATTGTTATCAGAAGAGCGGTATGAGCTGAACCTGTTCGAGCAGAAGGCGTTGTACTCGTCGGACGCAGTTCGTGAAGCCTTACGGGGTGAGTCCACTAACAAGTATCTGATGGATGCGTTGCCGATAGCCCTGGCGTCTGTGTGCGACCACAACCAAGACCACGGTGAAGCGCTGAGATCTCGTTACGTGGACGGGGTCGTTCCTGTCGAACCACAGAAGTCGGTACTGAAAAGAGCCATCAAGTCTCTTACTGAAGAGGTCAACGCGATGTACATCGCGGACGACGTCAAAGGCATCGGAAGCAAAGACGTGATGTTCCCCGAACAGAGGAAGCGCAAGGGGCAATACGGAGACCCGACCGGCGACGTAGCGATGGCGCTAATCGAGCACGGGGACAACATCATCCCGGTAGTGGACCGAACCGGGGAGGTAACGGCGATAACTACATATAGAAGGGAGTTCTACGGTGATGAACTTATTCGACGGCCAGTTTAACGGGATGCCGCATTCCGAGATGTACAGGGCGGAAGTGTTTCCCGAACTCTTCCCGCACGAGAAGCGGATGCGGATAGAGAACTGGAGTCAACAGGACCGCGAGATGTTTTGCGGCGGCGAGTACACCAAGGCGGACGTATGACGAAGGACGACACCTGGTACCTGCAACAGGTCGGTGACGAGGAGTCGATAGTCGTAATCCCAGGCATCCCAGAGTATTCCGAAGAACGGCCCCTTATGAAACGGGAACCGCAAACCGGACGTGTCATTGTGCGGTTTGAAGGCCGTATGCACTTCGACCCGGAACCAAGATACGTTCCCGAGCACTGGCGGTACTGCGACAACGGGGACCATGTTACGTCAGACACGGGGAGTTGGACTGTAGTTGCGACATCGACAGGGGCTTGGCTTGGATAAGTTTAAGTGGGTGAACGAGACCGGAAAACTGGTCTATGAACGGACTTACGCGAGGGTAAAGCCCAACGGTGAAAAAGAGCAGTGGCCGGAAACAGTGGAACGAGTAGTCGACGGGAATCTGGCACTGGTCGATAAGCGGTACGAGCTGGAGAACGAACGCGAAGACCTAATCCGTCTGATGACGGACTTCAAGATCCTCCCGGCTGGTCGTCATCTGTGGGCGTCGGGCGTGAAGAACGCACAACACTTGTTCAACTGCTGGGTATCGGGTTGGACCGAAAAACCTTCGGATCACTTCGAGTTCACGTTCATGCGCCTGATGGAAGGCGGGGGTGTAGGGGCTAACTACTCCAACAGGTTCCTACAGCACTTCCCGTTGATCCAACACTTCCTACAGGTTGAAATCGTCTGCGACCCAGAGCATCCCGATTACGAAACGCTCAAGGCTGAAGGCGTGTTGTCTACGCTGTACGACTACGAGTGGGAGGGTGCCTACCCTATCGAGGACTCCCGAGAGGGTTGGGCGGCTGCGCTGGTCGACCTGATCGACACTCACTACCGGGAGGACACCGTCCACTTCAACCGGGTTTACGACGTGTCGCGGATACGGCATGCGGGCGCTCGTCTGAAGACGTTCGGTGGTCGTGCATCGGGTCCGCTCCCGTTGGCCCACATGCTGATCGAAGTGTCGAAGATCCTCAGTGACAAACACGGTCACCGGCTGGACGGTATGTCGGCGATGGAGATGGACCACGAGATCGCCAAGTGTGTTGTGGCGGGTGGTGTTCGCCGGTCGGCCCGCATGGCGATGATGCATTGGGCTGATGAGCAGATCAATGAGTTCATAAACTGCAAGGCTGACTCTGGGTCTCACTGGACGACGAACATCTCCGTCGAAGTTGATGAGCACTTCTGGCAATCCGCAGAGACCGTAGAAAACAATCCGTGTGACAACAGTAAATGGTCGGTGTACGGAGCCGCTGCGTCGCGTGTTCTGAAAGCCCTGGCGAGTGGTGCTGTACGCAATGGTGAGCCGGGTATGTGGGACTGGAGTGCTAACAACCGGGGTGAGCCAAACGCTGTCAACGCATGTAATCCCTGCGCAGAGATAGCGTTAGAGGCCTGGGAACCGTGCAACCTGGGTCACGTCAACCTGGCAGCGTTCGTAGACGAATACGGAAACGAGTCGCTGTTCGAGGTATACAAAGCCCACCAGCTGATGACACGGTTCCTGATCCGGGCGACGTTCGCCGCCGTAGGCGACGAGAAGTCTCGAGAAGTACTGGACCGCAACCGCCGAATCGGTGTCGGCCACCTGGGGGTGGCCTCGTACCTGGCGATGACCGGTCGGAAGTACTCAGACGCACCGGCTGACCCGGAGTTCAAGGCGAAGCTGAGATCGTGGGCGTCTGCCGTGGACGACGAGGCCGTGAGGTTCTGTCACCAGCTGCGTATCCCTGTCCCGGTGAAGAAACGGACGGTGGCCCCTACGGGAACCATCGCCAAGATGCCCGGAGTATCAGAAGGTATCCACCCGATCTTCTCCCGGTACTTCAACCGCCGTATCCGGTTCAACAAACGCGGTGACGATCTGGCACAGGTGGACGAACTGCGAGAGCAGGGATTCCACGTCGAGGACGACCTGTACGCCCCGGACACGTTGGTAGTAACCATTCCTACCAAGGACACGCTAGTGGCCGCTGTAGAGGCAATCTACGGCCCGGAACGGGCAGAGGAGTTGGTGCAGTCAGCCGACGAGTTGTCGTTGAACGAGCTGTTGGCGTTCCAGGCTATGTACCAGACGTGTTGGGCGGATAACGCGGTGTCGTTCACCGCCAACGTCGACCCGGACAAGTACACGGCCAAAGACGTGTCGGAGCAGCTGGTCAAGTTCGCGGGGTTGATAAAAGGTGCAACCGTCTTCCCGGAATCGTCTATGCCACAAAGCCCATACGAGCGGATCACGAAGGAGGAGTATGAAGCGTCGCAAGCCAAAGCCGTCAGTGATGGCATTGACGAAGAATGCGCCTCCGGTTCGTGCCCTATCAGGTAGTGGCATGTGGGTGGCTATAGCCGCAGCCGTTGTCTACCACGAACTCTCGTGCCGGGACGGCGAACTCCTATCCGAAGCGGTCGATAGGGGACTGGAGAAGAACCCGGTACCTATCTACGCGCTCGTTCTGATAACGGCAGCCCACCTGTTGAACTGGCTGCCAACCAAGGTCGACCCGTACCACCGGCTCGGCCTTTTCTTCAAGAATCTGAAAGGTAACTATGACACAACACGATGACGATCCGTTCGCACCGAAGACCGAAGCGGCTCCCCAGGTTACGGAGAACCCCGTGTCTTCTGATGCAGGAAACCCGCCCCCGGCCAAGCTCGTTTTTAATACTGCCACCGGCGACCTGTCGGTCACGTTCAAAGGTGACGGCAGCTTCGCATTCCCGTGGATCGTTCCGAAGTACGGCTCTGTTGAGGAAGCACTGGTTGATCTGGGTGAGAAGCCAGCCGACGTAGCGGAACTCAACCAGGCACAGAAATGGTTGGCACTCTTCGAGCGCGCCGCGAAGATGAACGCCCACTTCGCCAGCCTCGGAGGCGGCGCCGCGCCTACGGCTACTCCCGCCCCGACGTCAAACGTACCGGCAGGGGCTCAGTCCGCACCTAACAACGAGACTCGGCAGTGTAAACACGGTGCTATGACGTACAAGACCGGGTCTAAGGGTGGGCGTACGTGGAAGGCGTTCATGTGCCCTACCCCCAAGGGTGCCCCGGATCAGTGTGAACCGCAGTGGATTCGGGATTGACATGAAGTTCGAGGACATCGTTAGCGGTGTCGAGGTGGAGGGGGCTTCGGCCCCCTCTGCCGATACCGTATACGACTTCGAGGTCTACCTGTCCGGGTCGGAAGACCCCGTGGAAGTACACGGAGCGTTGAGCTTTGACGAGGACACCGACGATCTGATGGTGTACGGGGAGGGCGGGGCGTACACGTCGTTCAACTGGCGGTACGTCGAGTACTACGTAGCAAGGCCGCGACGATGAGCGAGGCACAGAAGCTGATAATCCAGATTCTTGAAGGGATCTTCGCAACCTGGATTGACAGGGACGGTGTAAAGCACGTCCTAGTAGACGGGGATTACGACGGGATCACGGGCCGCCCCATAGTGGATGTTGCCGCTGAGATCGATAAAGCCCTAGGGGGACTCACGCAAGAATGGGCAACAGAGTTCGACTCCTGGCACCGGGATTTGCGTGGCGAAAAGCGCGACCACGTGGAACATTTCGACTACAAGGGTGACGAACACTCGGCCAGAGATCACGTTCGGACATCAAAGGGTGTTCGTCTTGTCACCCATTTTGTGTCTGCCTGGGCGGTTGCTGAATGACCACCATCGTCATGCAGATCGAGGACTACGACGCGCTACACGACGAGGTCGAACGGCTAACTGAAGTCAACAAAAGCCTGAAACTTCAGATACGCCAACAACCTTCGAACAAAAAGAAGCTGACGTGGTCCGAGGTGAAGCAGATCCGGGACCTGTACCGCAAGGGGTACAAGGTGACTGAACTGGCGGTCATCTTCGACGTCAACCACTCCACGGTCTCTCGGATCGTCAAACACGTGTATTGGAAAGGCATTTGATGAACATCGAGAAAGAGATTTACAAAGACATACTGGCGCACAGTCTGTCTCCGATTGTGGTGTTGGCAGCCCTGAAGGCTACGCAGCACGCCTACGCACAGATGGGTGCGTATACGGACGAGATCCAGATGTTCGTCCAGACCCTCGAAAACACCGCTGTTCGCATGGTCGAACAGTATTCGGGGTTGGACGACTAGTGGACGAAACGCTGGAACACATTCTCCAGACCTACTTGTATGGCTCAGGTCTTTCCAAGGAAAAGTCTCACATCGCAACGCACGTTATCTACCACATGATCATGGGGTACCAGTCACGCCAATAGGAGCGAAATGACCGAGGGCACACTTACGTTCGATATTGAAACGCACTCGGCTGAGCTGATGTACTCGATGTCCCCGGAGGAGTTCGTACGGCTGATCGGGTACGCGTGGGGTGACGGCGAGGTGGTTCTGACCACCGACCTGGACGAGATCAAAGAACAGATCCTCAAGGCCCGCTGGATAATCGGTCACAACATCCACGCGTTCGATCTCCGTGCGGTGTTCGGTATCAAGTCCGACATCCCGCTAGAACTCGCCCAACAGCGACGGGTCTACGACACCTGGACCCATGCGGCACTGGTGAATCCGGCCCCGTACATGTTCGTCAACCGGTTTGGGAAGAACGCCCTGGCCAACTCCCCGGACAAGATGAAGCGGTGGTTTAGCCTGGACGAACAGGCACACCAACTCGGGGTACCGGGGAAGACCCACGACCTGAAGGCGCTAGCCAAAGAGTTCGGCGGGTTCGGTTCTATCCCGGTGGACGACGAACGGTATCGGGAGTACCTGATCGGTGACGTCGTAGCGTCCCGAGTGGTAGCCCAAGAACTGCTGAAGAAGGGCAAGCTGGACGACTACGCGCTGCGTGAGCAGGAGATAGCGGCAAGAGCTGCCGTCATATCCTCCAACGGTTTACGGGTTGACGTAGAAGCAGCCAAAGCCCGCGTCGAAGAACTCCGGGTTCGCCGTGAGGCGATCTTGTCCGAACTCCAGACCAAGTACGGTCTGCCGACCGAGGGTAAGAGCCCGTGGGCTACGACAGCCGGTAAAGAAGCCATCATGGCGGCGTTGGCCGATCACGGAATTACCCCGAAGTCCCGCAAGGACTGGACCAAGACATCGACCGGAAACCTGTCGTTGGGTGGCGAGGTTCTTACCGAGCTGACCAAAGGCACGTCGGCGGAAGATCTCGGGAAAGCGCTGGCGGAACTGAAGGGCCAGCGGTCGTTGGCTCAGCTAGCGTTGGATTCCACACACCCGGACGGGTTTGTACACCCGGATATCACGATGCTCCAACGGTCGGGGCGGTGGAGTACCACCGAGCCGGGGTTGACGGTCTGGACATCCAGAGGCGAAGGTGCGGTGGAGAAGTCGTACTTCGTACCGGACTCCGACGACGAGGTGTTGTTGGAGCTGGATTACTCGAACGCCGACGCTCGTATCGTCGCTGCCTACTCGGGGGACCGTAAGTACGCGGAGCGGTTCGAGCCGGGAGCGGACGGCCACATGATCAACGCGATAGCCGCGTGGGGCCGTGAAGTAGTGGAGTCCGATCCGAAGAAGTACCGGCAGATGGCAAAGCCGTTGGGACACGGTTGGTCTTACGGTGGCGGTCCTGGTGGTCTGGTTCGGGTGACCGGATTGCCGTTCACGACGGCTAAGAAGTTCTGCGACGGAATGGATTCTACGTTCGTTGCGTTGGTGGACTGGCAGAACCGGGTTCGTGATGAAGCCACACGCGGGTACGTGATGAACGAGTGGGGCCGGAAGCTCTGGGTTGAGCAAGAACGGATCTTCACACAGGCCCCGGCCCTGAAGGGACAGAACGGTACTCGGGAGATCGTGTGCGATGCGCTGTTGCGTATGCCTCCGCACGTACTGCGCCGGGTGAAGGCGCAGATTCACGACGCGGTGTTGTTCTCGGTTCCGCGTGAGAACTGGGAAGCGTGCCGAGATTATTTGGTACGCCTGATGGAGACTGAGTTCCAACCCTCTGTAGGAGGCCAGCTAGTCGAGTTCCCGGTGTCAGCCGGACCGGCTGGGGCCAACTGGATGGAGGCTTCACATGAGTAGGAGTTTACAAATGAACGAAACACCCAACACGAGGGAAGTTTGCACCTTCTTTACGGTGTCAGAGCAGTACTATCAAGACGTACCGTGGGACGACTTGTATCCGGTTTTGGAGAGGAACGCGTCGGACGCGTTCTCGAAACTGGGCACGATGGTTTCAGGTATGACGTATCGCATTGAGTCCACGAGAAGTAATCCGAGGGTCCGGGCCACACACGGCCTACCAGACACCGAATCAGAATTTTACGTTGTGTCGTTCACCGCGCAGGTAATTCCGCATGAGCCAGCGTCACAGTGACGTTTCTAACTTGACATACGACCAGGAGGAAATATGGACGACACAGTCGTAATAACCAAAGAGATACGGAAATTCGTAGTAATACTACCGATCCATCCCGACGTGATGTCTAAGGTTAGTGCCCGCGAGCTTCAAGATTGGGCAGTCCACGAGATGTTGATGAAGGGCGAGTTTGCTTCCGGTATAACCCGTACGGTTTATCGCCACAGTGACAACTACCCAGAACCTTGGCCGGAAGGTGTTCCTACGGACTACGTCTTGTATCGATACGAGGCACTACTTGTACCACGTGGAGACGTCGATGGACATCCGTGAGTTTCTAGACGAGCTATACCAGCTGTGGGCTAAAACCACCGGGGCAGAGAAGACCTATTGGATGCCAAAAGAACAGCCCGACGACTGGCTGAATGACGGGGATGGCGGTGAGTACTGCGAACCGGGTGAGGGTTGGGACCTCTGGTCTTTGAATGAGGAGCAGAACCAGGAGTTGTTGGGGAATCTTCTGAATGAAGTGGACGCCAACTTTATCACCGCTATCCACGGCGCTCTGCCGGATCTGGTTCGTCGTACTCATGAGGCGTTGGACGAGGCCGATCGGTTGGACGAACAACGGGACGAACAAGAGATCCGTATCGCGGGGCTGGAAGAGAAGATTGACGAACTAAACGGTCGGATCAACGAGTTGGAATACGACCTGGCGAAGGCGTCGAAATGAGTTGGTGGTACCCGTCACCCGAACGCTTCGATGTCTCTTACGACGATGAGGGCCGGGCTTACGTAACGATGGAAGGTCGTCGGTTCGGGATTCAAAAGTCCGAGCTGAACGTGGATTGGGAGTTGCAGCCGTACCACGAGTTCTCCTACCGAGGATCTCGAATCCGCCTGGAATTGGACCTGATCGAGTTGTACGAACCGCCGACCCCAAAGAAGCCCAAACGATCTTGGGCTACATCAATGGGTCTGCGGAGGCCGTCATGACGTTCCTACTGTCTACCGGAATCGTCTTCTACGCCATCGTGTCCGTTGCGTTCGCGGGGATTCTGCTAAACCCCGTGTGCGAACACATGGCTTATCGGTTGAACCGTATTGCGGTACGAAGCGGGACGCTGACGATGGTAGCCATCGTCTTCGGGATTCCTGTGATGTTTGTCGTGTTGACGGTCGTTTGGCCCGTGCTGCTGTATCGACAAATCAAGAAGGAGTTGGCGGATGCTGACTGAATCCCAGTTCCGCGAGATCGCGGATTCGTTGCGAGAGATCGTGAGCGAACTGAAGAAGATGAACGAGCAGACCAAGACGCCTAAACCCGTTTATACCGTCCCTAATTTACACGAGGTGGACATTAAACACCTTTTGCGGGATCTGGGGTTCTACGAGAGGAACAGCCACAACTTTGAACGGAGTGACCATAGTGGTCCGTCGATTTCTTAGCTTCCTTCGGAAACCTTTTCTCGGTCTGCCGGATTCTGTACAGCCGATCGTGATTCGGGAGCTGGACGACATGGAGTCGATCCACGAGGACTTCACCAACCACGGGTTCTCGGTGATCGTCCTTCGACCGGAGCACATATCACCCGAACCGGTGTACGAGGACACCATGCACTACTTCCTACCTGGTAGTTACGGAGGCGGGTACCTGTGA